CTAAACAATGATCAGATCAAACTTCCGATCATGCGACGTCTCACCTTCGATCACGCGTTCTGCATTGAACAGCTGCTGAATCGCTTCTGACAGATCCTTGTCCTTCGCGCGGTTCGTGTCATCAACGACAATCACCGTTCCTTTTATGACAAGCCTGATAATTATATCCAGAACGCCATTTCGGTTTCCCTCGCCCGCGGGGCCATCAATTAGGATGCAGTGGAATGGCCCCTGCGGTATGGTGTCATAGAAACCTAAACTATTCAGGTCGGAAAAAATAATCGTAGTGTCTTCGGATGGTGAATGAGACTTTACCAGATCGATGTACTGCCGGCTGTTATCGATTGCCGTGTGCCGGTGGCCAGCATAATCAAAGAGCAGGGTGCTCAGGCCACAACCGAACTCCAGCGTTTTTGAATTCGGCTGGATGTGCAGAGCAATCGCGTTCCACACTTCCTTACCGATTGCCCCCTTCGATAAATCCTTTTTCTCATTCCAAACTTGAGAAACTGCATCATAAAAAGCCATAGTCCGCTTTTCCTTTTACTTGTGAACAAAGACAACGTTTGCTGAGTAGTCGAACTTTCGGAACTCAGAATTGAACGGGTAACCTTCAGCCCAGAAACGGAAGTCCCTGTAGGCAACCTGGTTGTAGACAGCCATGTTCAGATTCTTTCTGCCCGCCCTGATCAGGTTAAATTCTCCGCAGAGCTTGATAGCAAATTCCTTTGCGGCCTCGTATTTACCGCCCCAGTGACCGCTTGCCAGGATCGTCTGATTCAGACTCTCAGGCGGTACGTCTCCATAGGCCTGTTTGAATTTGTTGACCATCCACCGACCGTCTGGAGTCGCGAGGTTGTTCTTCCACTCGATGCGTTCGATGCCTAAAAACAGATCGTGTTCGGGGAACAGTTCCAGCATCACCTCCGGCCTGCGATTCATTCGCACGTCGAACAGGTCGCAGTACCAGACCGTTTCGTACTGGTGATGATTCAGCCAGTCGAGAATGCAGAAGTGGCGATAGTCGCAAATGGAATAGGTCGGGGAGACGGGAACCCGCACGAACTGAACCAGATCGCTCGACCATTTTTCGCAAAACGGATTGGAAAGCAGGTCATGAAAGATGATCAACTCCACTCCAAGCCGTTCGCAATCTGAAATCAGAGGTTCGACTTTAGAATCGTCATCGGCCAGCATCTGGCCTTTCCCCTGTGGATCGGGAAAGCCAGTGAAGTAGCAGCTAAAAAGCATTAAGGTTCAGTCCTCTTGAGTAAGTCCGCTTTATTTTGGATCCAGTGTTCGGAGACGTTGCCTTCAATTCTGAAATACTCAGAAACGGCTGAGGTCCAGTTCCGTTCTTCCGGATCCGGAAGAACTTCGACAACCGGGCATTTCTTCCAGTCGTCTTTTAATAGTTCTCTCCCGTTTTGTGACAAGCCCGAAATGTGGTAGCTGCCTGTGTGGTGCCATCTGTAGATGTAATACGGGGGCCAGTTCTCGCACGAATCAGCAATATCGAGACCAGCACGCACGAACCCCCTGTGCAAGTCGCGGTCTTCTCCGGTGTCTTTGTGAGAGTAGCCGCCCGCTTTCTTGAATGCTTCAGGAGTGAAAGCCCAGGCACCGTGAAAGACTCCTTTCCCCCGCTCGAGCAGAATCTGCCGGCTCTGCCTGTGCTCAGAAAGAATTCGTGACGGCATGGAAACGCCGGCGTTCTGCAGCGCATCCGCGTGAGCCCTGAGAGTCCACGCACAATAACCGTCATCGTCATCCATGACTACGTAGCCGTCTGCATCGGCAGGAGCGATCGAGGCCAGGGCGTTTCGTTTTTCGCCCAGGGACGCGTGCTTGTTTTTGACCGAGATGATTGACCAGCCCGGGCCAGATGGCTCGCTGGGGTACTGCCCGACGTCGTCATAGATGAGCAGTTCCTTTTTGTCCTCTGGGTAATCGAACTGTTCAAAGTCGCGGATCATGCTGGCGAGTAGCTGCGGTCTGAGGTAAGTACAGCAGAGGCAAACGAGTTTAGGTAGTGTCATTTCACCCTTTCGATCTGATCAGAGTTACGATGTTGATTTAACGCTCCAAAGCCTTCAGGCTTCGCTCCTGCGGCGATCTGCCGGTAATGCGTCTCGAACGTCACGTGAATCGCTTTCAACTCGCTGGAACCGAAGCCTATGCGTTTTCCGTGCGACAGACTCTTTGAGTGCAATCGCCTGAGTGCAACGACATCGGGAGATATAAAAAACGAGCAGCCCATTTCATGGGCCCGCCGAATCAAATGCGTGTCTGCCGCAGTCAAAGCCTCTGTATAGCCGTTCAGCTTTTCAAAAGTTGACTTCCTGATACCCATAGTCGGATGAACCACGTTCCCACCTGGGTTTGCTTCGTTGATGTTGCCAGATGTCAGTGTTGGAGATTTGTGGTAGATTCGTTCGACCAGAGGGCAAGACCACTTGTGGTCAATGAACTGCTGGACTGACGCGCCGAAGATCTCACGACCGGTCTGTTCCAGGCACGCCACCGTATACCAGCAACGGTCGGGCATGGCGATATCATCCGAGTCCTGAACCAACATGATGTCGGTTTCCAGATGGTCGAAAATTCGCATGGTGGAAATGAATGGACCAACGGCCGTTTTGTTTCGCCACTTTCGCACGTTTGGCGCGTCGTTGAACTTAAACCGCAGGGCATCCTCTGAGGTTGGGAAGCCATCTGCGATCAGATGGATAATCGGCCTGGCACAGTTCTGGTTCAGGATCGAATTGACGGATTCTTCTACCCATTCGAATGTTGCGGGGTGATATGGAATGATGACGTCACAGGTAACAGGATCTCGCTTTCCTGTAGTGATGTGCCCTGGCTGCAGGTTGTCGGTCTTCCGCTCGCAATAGTGATAATGGTGCCAGTCAGACTGGCATTGCCTAACTTCTGCCGGCGTCTTCTCTTTCAGGTGACGCGGACAAAGCCCCGCTGCTTTACATTGACAAAGGGTTTTCATGCTGCCTGTTCTTTAGGTGGTAGTTCGTGTTTGATACCAGTGCTTTCGATGATGCGTTTGATTTCCGCGTCGTGCATCCCGATTGAACGAAAATGATTGATCGGGTCATTCAAATTCATGCCTAGTTCTTTCCAGCCGATCAGATAGTTCCTGAGCTTGTAGCTGTTGCAGATCGGGTACTTGGGACCTTCTGGCCTGAGAAAGCAGTGGTTCCAGCGCAGGAAGGGCAGGCACATTGTTTTGCGTCCATGCGTGCGGTATTTCTCGTGGATGTATCCTTCCTCACCGCCGAACCGCTCGAACTTCGGATTGAATCCGAGCCAGGCATCTTTTCGGCACGAGAACAGACCGAGTCCGTGCATGCGGATATCGAACGGAAGAAAATCGGGATTGCTGCCGCGCGGGTCAAAGCCCCACGTGCCGAACATCCCGTCACGCCATTCTTCATTCATGTGCGTTGCCATGTTGCCGTCGAGCCCGTCGTAGATCATCGGACCATGGAAGAGGTCAAGGGCGTCTGGGAACTGCTCGTACCAGCTGAGAAGGCGGGGCAGGGCATTATCACCGAGCAATACATGTGAGTCGAGGCAAAGCACAGAGGGAGCCGTGGCGACTTCGAAAATATGGTTCCGAGGGGCAGCAGTCCCCCCCTTCTCAAACGGTATATAGCGTCCGTTGCTAACCCACCTCTCAACCCAGTCCTTAGTTGCTTTGCCGTGTTTTGATTCAGGATTATTATCGACCACGATGAACTCAATTTGGTCCATCAGCTCCGGGTAGTCATCCCTGATGTCTTGGATCGTAAACCACACACCAGGTGCATCATCATAGACTGCCATGCCTATCGTCAGTTTTTTCATCTCAGTCCTTTTTTTATTCGCTGTTTGGCGTAACCGTTACATGGTCAGGGAAGGTGAAACACGCGCTGCCATTGTTGTATGGAATGTCATAGCTATCTGCCGTTGGAACAATGCCTTGCAACAGAAACGTAACGTTTTGCGATACCCCGTTTGGATGCCCCTCTTCTTCTCCGCGGTATCTGATATAGACATTCATGTTCGTGCTGTCGTTTTGCCCAGGATTACAATAAAGCGTCACGAATATCTCACCACGCCAACCATAGTCACCGGACCACGGCGATCCCCCTTCAAAGTATTGAACGTGATACTGATTTGTGCCGGTTCTGGGGATCGTGTGAACCTTTGCCATGACGGACTGTGTGATCGCTGAGACACAATCGCCTGTGGCGTAATTCGTGAGATCTAAATCAACTGATGGTCCAATAAGATTATCAGGGCAGGGCCAAGGAGCACCTGTTGTGGTTGTTCCTCCTTCTGGTGTTGTTCCTGATGCTGTCGTTGTTGTTGGCGCGCCAGTCGTGGTTGGTTCGCCAGTCGTGGTCGGTGATACTCCTGCTTCAGGCCAGGACACAATGCCTCTTCCACCATCGACCGCAACTCCGATTGATCTCGCGCAAGTCTGGTCATCTGGTGAAGACGTATTGATTGTGAAGTCCCACAGGTTCGATTCAATCAGAAGCTGAATCTCTTCCATCGCTCCCTGCTGCAGGCTTCCTGAGATGTGACGGACCGTTCTGATTCGCCCGTAGACCCCGTCGAAGACAAGCCCGCCGTTGCCGTCAGCATAATTCAGGAGCACCACATCCCCCGGCTGCAGGTGCAGCCCATTCAGGAACGTACTGACGTTGATCATGCGATTGATCAGCAGTTTGTAAGCCAGCCAGTTTTCAGTTGCATAAGCAACGGAAGTCGGGAGCTGAAAAGCCCAGAGATCCAGCTCCTCACGCTTCTCTTTAAAGTTGGCAACAGCTTCGTCACTGGTTCGCGACAGCCTTTGTTCCGGACTGGGAATTGCCTGTCTGAACTTGGCAATCATTTCTGTCGGCATGTCTTTGTCAGGAACCATCTCGACCTTGATAGAATCCATTTTGACATTCGACGGCGTGAGTGCGAGCTGATGGCCTGTGAAATTTGTTTCAATATATTTCAGAGTGGCCTTGCCCTGATCCCAGAAGAGGAGACAGTTCGCCTGCTGCGCCAAGTTACTGACCAGTTCATTCAGTTTCTTTTCTTCCTGAATGGCGAATGCCATTTTCGTGACGATGCTAGCGGCAGCTGCCGTGAAGGAATCTGAGTCGATGAACCCCGAACTGATATTGCCCAGGTACGGGTTTGTCAGCATGTGTTGAAGCACATCTGCCGGATCTTCAATCACGTCGTCTGAATCATTCATGATCCCTTTGATGGTGGCGTAGATGGTTTCGTTCGGAAATCCGTAAACTGCAGGTGTGCTGTTTAGGGTCAGAGTAGTGACACCATCTGCATCAGAAGCCCGCCCCAGTGCTTCATTGTGTGTTTTGTCGTTCAGGCTCACTGAATAGGAACTATCACTGTAGCTGAGGAACACGTCTTTAGTCTGCCCACCACCAGCCGAACCCGACGAGCCTTTTGCTTCAACCAACACAACCTCTTTTGAAGGCAAGTAATTCAACAGATATTTGTAGGTCCCAAGTTCATAGACTGGAGTACCAGGCATCCAGTTGTATTTGAACTGGGCAACAGAACCGATCTTAAACTGCGTCGAGGTATCAGCAGTGAAATCAGGAGGCTCTTGAACAATGGCTACCTGGCTACCTTGGAAGCTCCAGAGTGTGATCGTCGTTTCGTACCAGCCAGCCCCATTGTTTAGCCAAAGTGGATACCCTCTCAGATTAAAATTAGGATCACTCAGAGCAGACTGATTGATCATGATGTAACGCTGCCCGCCCTCTGCGTAGATTCCAGAGACATTACCACTGGCAAGAATGCTACCTCTGCTCGTGACATTAAATATCATGGAAGTGGGGCCCGAGAAACTTCCAGTCACAAGTTCGAAATTGTTGGGGTAGCCAACGACAAGTTGTATGGATGAGCCTGTTGTGAAAAAAAGTTTGTTGGCTTCATCATGAATCGTCATGATCGTGTCATGTTGGCCAAATGGACTGGATAGATAACCTTCACCAGGTCTGTCAATCACACATGCCGGCACTCGTTTACAGGGATTTCCGTAAACAATGGGGATGGTCTTGCCATCGCATTCTGAGCAGTTGACGTCGTTGAAGTCTTCCTGTTTGATCAGCCGACCAATCGATTTGTCGAAGTATTCCTGCAGGCCCTTCATGCTGATCGACCAGTTGACGTCGCGGTCATTCCAGTTGAGCGGAGTGGACAGCACGCCGGCGAACAGAACGATTTTGTCAGTATCCCAATCAGTCCCTTCAAACCAGAGGTAGACGTAAGCCAGTTTGTTTTGCACGCCCGGGAATGATTCAAACAGCGATCGCATGGTCCGGTCTGAATCTTCCAGAGTAATCGTGAGCTGATCGAAGCCGCCGACCTTACCGGGTTCGGCAGACAGAGAGAGCTGCCCCCAGTTGACGATTCTCCCTTCACAGGGAACCGGACCGTGCAGCAGTTCTTCGGCGTAGTATTTGTTACCGGTTGCACCGCCGAATTGGATCTCCAATATTTTGCGCGGAAACGCACCGGTGACTTTGTTTTTTTCTGTGGTCGTTGCGCTCGTTAAAGTTCTAGCCACTGAATCGACCTCCACGGCGCTGAGCCACCTGATCAAGCCTGTCGTACAGCTCGTCCACTTCGATCTGAGAAATACGGGTCACATTCGGCAGATTGATTTCGTTCCGGTTGTTTTGCGTATTAACTGACTGCAGGCCCGGGTCTTTAAAGAAGTTGTTGCCTGTAACTCCCGAGAACGTTGGAGGTGGTGCCTGGGTGACGGCGTCCAGTTGATTGAGCAGATTGTCAATCATGTCCTGAATTCGCTTGCGTGCCGAATAGGTATCAACGAGCGTCATGTTCTGCTCAAGTTGAGTGATCTGGTTCCGCAGGTTGGCAGCCTGACCTTGTGTTGAACTGAAGAACGAGCGAAGTGTCTGGATGGCCTGGTCAGAGACCTGTGAGACACCACCAAAGGCAGAACCCAGCTTATCACCGAATCCATCCAGACCGCTGCGAAGTTGGCCGAAGCCTTCTGTGGCCAGTCCCATCTGCTGATTGAAGCCAAACATGGCATTGAAGGAACGCTCTACCGCGCTGGAGAACTGCTGTTGCCTGAAGGCAATGATCCGGTCTTCTAACGCCGTTTTGAAATCCTTTGCGGAGAACTTACCCTGAATCAACCGCTTGCGTTCTTCTGCAGCTGCGGCAGCTTTGGCAGCATCGGCTGCTTTCTGTGTCTCTTTCGTCAGGGCTGATACACCAGACTTGTATTCGTCGATGCCGATCTTACCATCGCGGAATTGTTCACGTAGCGAGTTGAACGAACCGGCCAGAGATTCGAGAACGCGATTGGGGATCTTACCTTTCAGTCCCTGCATCATCGTCCCGAGTTGCTGTAATGACTGCTTGTAGACTTCCTGTTTGCGTTCACGTTCGTCTTCAAACTGGCTTTGCCGTTGAAGTCGGCTGGCCGTTCTGGTTGCAAGATAGTCCATCTCACTCGCAGTAAACTCTCCGTCCTGGAGAATGTAATCGTATAGCTCTGAGATGTCCTGCCGGATCTGTGGCGTCATACCCTCAATGGTGCCGAGGAACTGATTGAACTGTTCCTGTGTGGGGCCGAGGTCAATGAAGTCCCTGACTTTTGAGAAGCCCGGGAGTTCCCTGTCTTTGGCATCCCGCCTGGAATCGCGTAGGATGTTTGCAATTTCATTTGGATCAACTTCAGCCTGAATTGCTGACTGCCCTTCCGCCGCCTGATCGACTGGGGTAAACGGCGCGTTGTCCTGCAAGGATCGTGATTGATCGAAAGTCGCCTTGGCTTCAAAAAACCTTTTGGCTACCTGGCTAAGTGTTCCTTCCAATTCTTTGACTCGATTAAGATCCTCTTCTTCTATCAACCCTTTCTTAAATGCGTCATGTGCTTCGGCAGCAATCTGCTCAATCCTCTGTCGCGCATTTAATAAAGCTATTAACTGTTTCTTTGGGTCTTCTCCAGTCCCCATGTTTATTGCAGCATCAGCAATCTTCTTTGCATCCTCGACGGCGTCTTTCACTGCCTTGGTGCGATCTTTTTCGAGATCATTACGCTCCTTGAGCGTCTTGATTTCCTTTTCTAGTTTCTCCTGATTTTTATCCATTTCAATACCGAGCGCTTTTAGCACAGGTGTCAATGTGGAATCAATCAGATTTGCCATACCAGCGAGAGCGTCAACTGCAAATCCTACAACCTCAGTAACTGCAACAATGGCACCGTGCAATGCCCAGAATCCGAATTTTACCAACTCTCGCATTACCGGTGTTGCAACTTTGAATCCGGCAACGACCAGATCACCTATCGCTTTCAAGATGTTCTTGAAGCTTGGTATCATGGTGCGAACCATCGGGATGACTTCATCCCTGATGATCTGTGCAAACTTCTTGAATTCCGGGAATAAAGCTTTTGCGAGAGTGCGGGCCATATCAGCAAATGCAGGTAGCAACTCGTTTTTTGTTTCGACCCAGATCTCTTTTAGAACTGGCATCAATTCGTTACTGACTATGTTGCTGATATCTGAAAAAACCGGTCCGAGTTCGCGCCTAATGATGCCACTGACATCACAAACGACGGACATGAATTCACGGTAAATTGCAATTAACGGATTGAAAACACCAAAGTTCTTTTGAGCCCATGAAGCTACTTTTTTCAAGGCCATAGCCAGAGCAACGACAACTCCGATTCCAAGAACCGTTTGAAGTGTGACTATCGAGGCAGAAAATAACTTTGTCGATACACTTGCTGCTCTTACCCATGATATGAACGCGGCGAGACCAGATACTGAACCTGCAAGAGCAGTTCCCAGACTTGTGATTGCCTGAGTAACTCCCAATGCACTGACTGCTTTCAGCGCCAGCATGGTAGCCAGGATTCCGGGGTGTGCTGCAATAAAATCCCGTATCGGCCCCATGAAGCCAGCCATCATATCCCAGGCTTCTTTCAAGCCAGGCGATGCCTCATTGAGCCATTGAACAAGATTCTTCAAACCGTTAACCAAGGCGATGGTTGCGTTCGAAACCTTCTCTACAATTCCCGGCTTATGCTCTTCCAGGTATTTTTTAAATTCGTTTGTTGCACCTACAAGAGCGTCGCTCTGATGCTCACCTATCTCAATGACCAGGTCCGAAATGGATGACTTCAGCAATTCGATTTGGCCAACCTGCGTGCTTAGATTGGCCTCTTCCATTTTAGCTGTCAATCCAGCTGCTTCATTTATCCCTTTAGCGAATTCCCGTACTGCATCCGTTCCACGGTCCAACACCGCAATCATTGCCGGCCCAGCACGAACGCCAAATATTTCCGAAACAATTGCCAGCCTTTCTTGCGGGTTAGCAACGCTTCGCAATGCCATTTCCAATTGACTCAGAGTATCAATCAGTGGGCCAGCTGTATTGATATTCATGTCTTTCAAAAGCTTATTGGCTTTTGCAGACGGGTTAGCGATATGAATGAATGCGTTTCGCAGTGCAGTACCTGCGAGCGAAGCCTGAAAGCCTGCATCACCCATGATGCCTAAAATGGAAACTGTATCTCTGAGATTCACGTTCACAGAGTTAGCAACCGGCCCTACCATCTTCAACGCTTCCGCAAGCTGCGTTAAATCAGTATTGGAGCTGGTGAATGTTGCGGCCAAAACGTCGTTGATATGCGTCAGGTCTTTCGCTTCCGCGCCATAGGCACGCATTGTCTTCGCACTAATGTCTGCGGCCTGCGCGATCGAAAGCTGAGCAGCAGAAGCAAGTTGCAGTGTTGGCTTTAATGCCGTGGTGATTTCATTCACCTTCAGGCCAGCCAGTCCCAGCTTCTCCATTGCCTCTGCAGACTGCGTTGCCGTGAATACCGTGGTTCGGCCAGCATCACGAGCCGCATCTTCAAGAGTTTTGAAATCGCGGGTTCCCAATGTGCGAGTCACTGCCCCAACGCGGGTCATCGTCTGTTCGAATTTACCGAATGTGGTCGCAGAGATCAGGCCAATGGCACCAATCACCATGACGATTCTGGCCCCTGCAGAAGCCGTGTCTTTGGCGGCAGACACCCACTGCTGACGTAGCTGACGAGTCGCAGAGATTGCCGCCTTCATTCCGCGCACAAAGCCAGCCGTCTTCGTACTGACGATTGCTCTAAGTGCGTGGATTGTGGAACTCATACTGGAATTCTTTAAGCAGTAGGATCGTAATCGGTTACGTAAATCAACTCAGCAGGGAATGGATATGAGAACTGACCGAGCAGTCCAGTACATGATGTAGAGGCTGCTGGATTGCTCGACGTGTTTTCAATATTGGTCCATGTCAGCCACCATTCGCCATCAATACACTGAAAGCTGAATGCATCACCATCACCATCCACAGCACCGGTCGTCCAAGGGACTGAGGATGATGCTCTTGTCATCACCATTAGCTTCTTGCCCTCAGACTGAAACTCAACGTACAAGGTGTCAGGCGGTGCAGGATTACAAGCACAGTTCGGATCTGGAGCTGCTGTTGTGGTTGGGGCCCCAGTTGTGGTGGTCGTGGTCGGGACACCAGTTGTCGTGGTTGTCGGGACGGCCGTCGTCGTGGTACCTCCTGCAGTTGTGGTCGGACCTGCGGTGGTCGTCGTACCGGCAGCCGTTGTCGTGGTTGGCGCAGCTGTCGTAGTCGTCGGCTCCGCAGTTGTTGTCGTGGGCTCACTGGTCGTTGTTGTTGGCTCAGGCGGTTGGGTTGTGGTGGTGGTCGTCGTAGTCGTAGTCGTCGTGGGACTTGATGTTGTGGTCGTCGGACTCGACGTGGTCGTGGTCGGTACTCCTGTCGTAGTCGTTGGCGCACTGGTCGTGGTTGTTGGTTCTGCAGTTGTCGTAGTCGGCTCAGCAGTCGTAGTAGTTGGTTCCGCTGTCGTGGTGGTCGGTTCGGAAGTCGTGGTCGTGGGAGCAGACGTTGTGGTGGTTGGCGCTGCCGTTGTTGTCGTAGGGGCTGCTGTGGTCGTCGTAGGTGCAGCAGTCGTGGTCGTCGTTGTGGTGGTGGTCGTGGTTGTTGTCGGTGCCGCTGTCGTCGTAGGAGGTGCGGTCGTCGTGGGAGGTGCCGTGGTCGTCGTGGTCGTGGTAGTAGTAGTGGTCGTCGTCGTTCCGTTCGCTTCCGGCTGCTGAGTCGATTCAATGGTGAGAGTGATCCCAAATGTGTTGGAGTCATCCCGAGACCAGCGCAGCTCAGTATCAATAAAGCGAACATTCGCATATTCAGTCCCATCCGTGTAAGTCAATGTGAAAGTGTTAGTCGGACCTTTGACCGAATCGGTGAAGAAGTCTTCCAGTTCTTTACGGTTTTCCAGCGTGAGGCTACGGAAGGCCAATCGCCATTGCCAGGTCTTGCGTGAAGTCTTCTGGTAGACGTATCGCGTGTGATCAGCAGATTGGCCTGTCACCCACATGGGGAGCAACCGAGGTTCTGTCGTCGCATCAGGTCCGGCGATGTCCACCGATGCCGTGCCGTCGTTCAGATTGATCGATGTTTGACCTGGCATTAGTGATCCAATCCGTAAACTGCTGTTCTGCTTCCTGTGGCGTCAAGCCGTTTTCTTTTAACCACGCGATTTCACCCGAGTGTGAGTCAATCCATTCCTGGCCCTGATCGTGAATTGCGGAACCAATCATGTTGATACGATCCTGATAATCGACCGTTTCATAAACCGATTGCATTTCAAAGCCGACATTGGCCTGCTTCTGGATGTCTAAGTAAACCGACTTAATGTTGTCAGGCTCCCACTTCGTATGAGCGGCTGCCTGAAACTGCCAGTTAATCCTGTTTGCTTCTTCCCGTTTGATAGTGACAAAGTGAGTGTAAAATTCCCGAACACGCAGCCCCCGGATTACGCTGGGGGTCCAGCCGTAGGCTCTGGCGAGGACGGATTCCCATTGAACGTGCCAGCAAGTTGAGAAAAGGTCTCTTCGATTGATTCGCGGTGCTCCTTTGGAATCGCCGCGATAAGTGAGTTTTTTTCCAATCTCAAAAACTCCATGAAGTCATTGGCTTCAATAACCGCCGCACGCAATTTCAATCCGTCGCTGGCTCGCAATCCCATTTTCTCAAGTGAGAATTCAGGCTTTTTGACGCAACACTCTTCAGCCAGATAGAGCGTGTTCGTGTCGATCGTTTGCAAGAACAAGCCGATCAAACGCGGGATTGCCGGTGCCAATGTGGTATAGTCCAGCTTGATGTCGTCACTGCCCTGGATCTCTCCCAGAATCACGCTGAGGATGCCCTGAGATGCTTCGTCTGATAACAGAGACATGATCTCTCGTTTAATCAGGAACCAGCCCTGCAGGCTCATCTCTCCGATTTCCAGTTCAGTTCCGTTGCTTAATGGAACTTTGATAACTTCGCTCATAATTGTTAGTCCGCTTTTTATTCTGAGGTTTTTAAATGAACAGTCCCGGCAGCCTACTTGCTGTCGGGTTTCTCTGATTTCTTTGGCTGCGTTTTTGGCTGTGGATCTGCTGGCTTAGCAGCCTGCTTTGTCAGTTCGCCGTGCAATGATTCGAACTCGTGAGCCAGTGCCTGGATGAAGACCTTGGCTGACTGACTGACGTCTTTGCATTCATCAACGGCCTGCTTCAGATCACGAAAGGCAAGCCGTGAATCATCTCCCAGCTTCCCACCACAGCACCGCAAGAGCGCTCTGTGCGATCGCTCAACAACAGCGAATTCTGACTCGCCATCGACAAATTTCTTAACTTCTTCAACAAGAGCGACTGCACGCTCTTGTGCAACTATGGGATACATGACAAATCCTTCCAATATGAGAGAACAGGAGCAGAGACCGCCGCGGTGTCGGCAACCACGACGGCCCCCGGCGCCCGGTATTACGCGGCGGCAAACTGGATGTTGCCAATTAACTCGCCATCGTCAGCAGACTCATCTCCAAGGCATTCGAATTCGACATTGAAAATCCGATCCGCTTCGTTGTTGAAGGGGATCTCGAATTCGCCGATGGCGACGGTCCGGTTGAATGTGATTTTCTTGGCAGCTTCCGCAGTTAAGAATGGAATGATTTCAGCAGCTTGAGCCGTGTAGATGTAGCCGGCACTGCGGCCAATGCCGATGTACGCCGCGCCGGATCCAGCAGTCTGGTCGTTGCCGGCTGCATAGACTTCGGCGAGTGCGGCAGCCGACCACTCCGCGAATGGGATCGTCATCCGGCATTCATCGCCAGTGTGTCGCAGGTTCATTGGAGTGGACCCATATTGATCCACCGTAACTGGTCTGGTTTTGGGGCTGAACTTCGCAGTAATGCCGCCCTGACTATGGCCGATGGCAGTGCCTCCGAGAGTTGCATAACCAGGACCACCTAATACATTGTCTACGTCACTTGCCATGATTAAACCCCTTCAGATTTAGGCTTTACTGTCAGTCTCCATGAACTGGCCAGATGTTGAATAAAGTTGTCTTCCGTATCGATCTTGAATTCCAACGCGTGTGAATCATCAACCTGATGCATCTCTGTAATGCGATAGTTTGTTGACTCAATACCTGCTGGCTTCTTCAATGGGATCGAATAGTTATTGATCAGATAGCCTTCGACTTGCTCATTCAAATGCGGGTCGATCGAGTAAATATTGATCTGCAGGTTTATCCTGCGACGGCCTACATAGGTCGCTCCCGGTATTGACGTGTTGCTGTTCCACTGGAGCGAAATAAACGGAAACACTGGTGTTGAATTCGGCCAACCTCTTCTGACTCGGCTTTCACCGATTAAGGCAGTAAGGCCACTGTCTTCCTTCAGTGCCGTCCATAATGCTTTTTGTGGTTCATCCAGGCTCATCTGATGTATCCTCTGGGCGAATTCGTACCACGCACCCAAACGCTGTAAAGGCTAATTCCGGCTTTTCTCCTTCCGGACCGACCTCACACTCGATTCGGCCATTATTTTCGCGGCATGTCAGACGGTGATTCCGGTAGCCGCGACTGAGTGAATTCGCCAGATAGTCTTCGAATTGCCGTGTCATGCGATATTCCTTTGCCTTGAACGAGGGGGAGCTAAAGCCTGATCAAGCAATGCAATTGCCCAGGCACGATTCTTATTAAACGCCGGACGCAGCCACGGCATCTGTTCCTGTGGTCGGGCCTTGAGAAACTTGCCTTTGGAACTTCGCAATCGACCTTTAGCCCCACCGCTCGTATCAATCCGCACCGAGGTCAGTTCAGTTGCATTGCCAGACTTGGCAGGCCAGTTATGTACCGCCTGCTGATCGGTCAGCAACGGCGAGGTCCCCAGTTGTTTGACCCGACCGCTGGCAATGTATTCAGTGCCGAATTCCAGAAACTCAGGATAATCGATCACATTCGTGCCGATCTCAACAAACCACTCACCCGCCTGCTGGTACAGGTTCCAGAGAATTTTCTGCTTGAGATTGGACGTCTCAACGGGCACGCGCATTACCGCCTCTGCCTGGGTTCGTGCACCGATCTTGCGCAATGACTGCTTGAGTTCTGTTTCTGCTTCGGTACTCCAGCGATAGAGCAGGGTCTCCAGCTCTTTCAGATCAGTCTCAAATTCACGACCTAAGGTAATCATGATGCTGAAGGAACCCGCTTCAAATAGGCTTTCAAATGATGCCCGCGCCCGGATTCATCACCAACGTGAATCACCTGGTAGGTAAAGCCAGACATGGAAGAGGGGGCTGTAAGCACAATCAAATCAAACTTGTCATCACCGCCACGTGGTTTTAGATCGACGTCTGGCAGAAAGTAGCCCACTGCTGTGTATTCGTGGTACTGTCCGACTTTGGATGACTGAATGGATCCGGCGCGTTCCTGAATCGCACAGGCAACACCTGTTGAGGAATCCGACCAGCCCTTGGTTTCCACACCATGATCGTCTGTGACTGTGGATCGTCTAATCGTGCATTCATAATCCAGCAGGTCTTCAAAGCTCATTGGTGGTACCTCGCGAGAATTGAACGAACGGTGCCAGCTTCGGGGTACAGATTGGAATTCTGGTGCGAAAGCAGCTGATACGAGTATTGATCAAGCCGCTCTGAGGCGAGCATCCCACCCTCTTTCCGTCCTTTGCGAAGCAACGCCACCAGCGTGTTGGCAGCCAGTTCCAAGTCTGCTGGGATGGTCTCATAACCTGCCGTGTAGGTGACCTTGATATTCCCGCGCCCTTCAGGCCAGATGCGATTCAGGGAAATCAGCATCGACGCGTTCTGTTCGTTGGCTTCTTCTGACTGAGGAACGAACTCGCCCCCTTCAGTCCATGCTGAATCAGATGGGAAGGCGTCGGTCCCCTTGCCGAAATAGCCGTCTGGATCCACCCACACGCCTGTCACGCTCGTTAAGGGACGATGGGCAAGGAACAGCTCATCTTTACCGTTACCGTCCAGGTACTCGGTCCTGGAAGCAGAATCAAAGCTCTTGCGACTGGTGAAGTGCTGGATCACCGATTCCACCTCAGTGATCAGCTGGTTCAACAGATCATCCTGAGCAGAATTGGAAATGCCCAGGTGAACCTTTACTTTCGGCAGTGTCGTCAAAGCCATTGCTACCTCGAGAACAAAAAGAAGCCCGTAGCGTTAACTACGGGCTCGAATCTATTAATAAACCAGAAACCCGGATTAGCTGACGGTTTGCTTCTGACCACAGATCTGAGCTGAGACAGGTGCAGTCGGGCTGGTACCATCCACAAACGCTGGAGTGGCGACAGCTCGCACATAGCGCTTGGCACGCACACCGCGAATGATGCCGACTTCGCCATCTGCATCCAGCACGAGTGCAGACTGTGTTGCCAGGTCTGTCCAGTCACCAGATCCAGAATCGGACTCCTGCAGCTTGCAAGTGACTGTAAAACTGGTGGGCGATCCTGTCGCAGCCCCGACTGCAAACAGACCGTGAACAGAACCAATCATGTTATCGCAGTCGAACGATGAACCGTTGGCTGGAGTCGTTCCTGATAGGGACACGCCAGGGAGAATCGACTTACCCAGCAGGGCGTTGGACAGCATGTCCATTAAAGGTGATTGAGCCATGTTTCTATTCCTAAAGAGAAAAAATGATTTCATGAAAGCCACCGGGCTGAGTGCAAGCTGAGGGGGCCCAGTCTCACACTCAGCACGCAGCGGACTAATAGCCAGGCAGATCCATATTGATGCTGTCACACATCACGAATGACTCTTCGTAAGTGACCGATGTATCCACGTGCTGAATGAAGCGAATGGAACGCTGGTCTGTTTCGAAGTTGTTTCCGTTCTGGTCGGCAGTTGCTACCTCGAGAACCCCATGCCGACCGATGATCAGGTTTTGCCAGATCCCCAACAGGATGTACGTCAGGTCGGTTCCAGAGCCCTTGGTGCGTTCGTTTGAAACTTGAGACGAACGTACGACCTGATGGCCATTCAGCATGGATGGAGCACCCTTGGAAATGTCATCACGATTTGCCTGGAACAACCATGCTCCCTTACCGTCATCAGCAGCATAGCCAGAGCCAGCTCGACGATTGAGCATGTTACGCCACATCGTTCCACGCATCAGCCACTTCGGACCCAGGCGGTCGATGTCGAAGTTGGAGTCTTCCAGTTTGCCCAGCATCATATTCGGGTCTTCTGGCTCGAACGTATTACCGTCTGTTGCCACAGTCCCCGCAGTATGAGTCTGAATACCACTGTAGTTGATGATCCCCTTTGGTTTGAGATCCGATCCCACACCTTGCAGTGCAGCATCATCAATCAGCAGTGCGAGTGTCAGGGCCACATCGGCACGGATGAATGCTTCAACAGACGCCGAAGCGAACCGCACGAACTCATTCGGATAGGTGACCAGGGCCGCACATTTTTTGGCCCGCATCGATTTGAGGCCAGTACCAAAGGTGCTGCCGGTGATCGTGCCTTTTTCACCCACCCAGTAACCAACAGTGGAACTGGTCTGAGATCCCATGTTAAACGCACCATTGGGTGGCAGCGTCAACGTGCGAGCTCCCAATCGGCTCATGACTTCCATGTTCCGAATCAAGGGCAGGAACTCAGTAGAGATATCGGAACGGGTCCAGATACCACCAGCAGTGTCATCGTAAACGCTCAATGATTGATTGACGCGGTCACGCTCGTATCCCATCTGCTGAGCCATGTGAGCAGCCATTCCAATATCAGCACCCTGCACACCAGCGGCCATGCACTGTCGGACTTCAGTCGCCAGTCCAGTGTCATTCATGGCAATTTCAGAAGATGCCATTGGGATAAACACCGAATTTTGGGCTGCTCGTGCAAAACCCTGCTTGCAGTAGAAGTCAACAAGCTTCTGGCTGAGGTCTGTTTCGACCTTACAATTCTCCGGTTCCAGTTCCCCCTTTACCATCATCATGGCGCGGGCTGTCTGGAATCCGCGAGACGACATTGGGTCTTCACCTTGGCGAATTCCGGGAGCTCCGAACATTTGAGAGCCATTCGTGCGCGGCTTGGAAAGCTGCTCGACCTCAGCTTGCAATCTGGCCTGATTATCGGCCAGTGTTTGCACCTGTTCCTGAACGGCCTGAGTAATCGCTGTGGTCACTGACTGCAATTGATCAGCGGTAAACCCGGTATTAGCAGGCTGATTCTGAGACTGTGTCTGAGTGCCCCCGCCTCCACCCTGGGGAGGATCAGCGGTTGCAGTCCCACCGCCTGTGCCTTGTGTGCCGTCTGTGGCTTCGTCCATCAGAACGCAAAAACCTAACATCATTCGTTGGAACCAGGTCATGATCAAACTCCCGTAAGTGCAATAAAAAAACCTCGCACCACAAATGAATGTGATACGAGGTTTGGTTCTTCCAATACCCGAAAACGAGTTAAATGGCCGGTGCTGGATTTGAACCAGCGATCTCTTGATTATGAGTCAAGCGGGATGGCCGAACTTCCCTAACCGGCGTTATGTAACTTTGTGCGATTGCTTTATTGACGTGTCGAAGTGAACTATATTTCCATCTTTCACTTTGAATTCCAGATTGGCAGAACAGAAAGGAATGTCTTCTGTTTTTTCAATGAGCACAGCAAGTGCCGTTATCAGCTGCTTGCGTCTCTCTGCTCGTTGATCACCGTTCAACCCACTTTACCCGTCATGTCTTTAAGTTGTTGCTGCAACTGCTGCTGACCTTTTTGAATCGGCTCCAACATCTCATTGACTGATTTCATAACCGATTGTGTGAGGCTGTCTGCAACCTGTTGCTGCTGTTGCTTTGTCTGATTCAACTGTTGAACCACATGATTTCCTAAATATTCGACGGGAATCAACTGTGGTTCTTCAGTCTTCCCAGACTGTGTTTCTGCAGGTTTGATAACTTCTTCCCGATCCGAGTCAACACTTTCTTCAGGTTTTTGTCGCTGGCCCGAGAATTCTTTGCCAATATTTTGCAGGATCTCAGCCGAATCCGACTTGAGGAACTGGCTGATCTGTTCATGAGAACCTTTCATTTCAACCACGCCACCGATATTCAGCTGCATGAAATCCATGCCAGGAGACCAGACATCTCTTTCGTCACCGATCGCCTGCTTGAACGATTGCATCATGAACGGGGGCAGCTTGACATCGTGGACCTTACCGCGTTCCAAAGCCTGCTTGAGTGCACCACGGTCTGCCCCAATCGGTGTGATCGACCACTCCAGCATCTCAGTTTCTACGAAGTCGTAACCGCGCCAGCCGTTCCAGAGTTCGACGCCTTCTGCCAACTGCTCTTTATTCGGCTGCTTGCCCAGCATGGCTTTCAGGACGTTGAAGCCGATGGAGGCCATCCGCAGCGTGCCTTCATCAACACAGGCAAAGATCGGTTCTGCATGAGGCAGCTTGGAGAAGTAGACTGTGGCAACGGCCTTGGTTTTCTGGATCTTGAGAGCCAGTTTCCCGTTGGGATTGCGACTCAACCCGACCGGGAGCGTGATGCCACTGAAGCCGTGATCGTAGAGCACGACGGGATTCTGCTCGTAGTAGTCAGTCACAATGCCGTTGCCGTACTTGTTTTTTGTCAGTTGCAACATATTGCCCTGACGGTTCTGCTCGTTGGGACGAGTGACAATAACAAAATCGGCGGTCATTGCCCCGCCATCAGATGCCTGGCAGACTGCTGCCTGGTCTCTCTGAAAATAGTGACCCGATGGAGACACCAGCTCTGGTGCATGAGACATCATGTCAGATTGGATCGATTCGAGATCCGAAACGAATTCGGCTTCCTGATCCAAATCATCTTCAATAACAGTTGCAGCAGGCATGATTTAACTCCATCGGGTGTTTCAGTGAACTATCTGGCAATTTCAGAAGATTCGGTTTACTTCTCGGCTTCAAGACCTTTCTGGCGATCTTCGAACATCATGGCGACGATATCACGCAAGTCTTCTTCAGAGAGCGTGGCAGGGTCTTCACCCAGGTCGAATTCGTTAACCGCAGCAAATTCGATCAGTTCCGGCCTTTTCAATGCACGGACTTTATCGACCGTCATTGGCCCCTTTTTGTTTTCGCCCTCGGCAGTGTCCGTCCCTTCGAATTCAATAGGCTTTGCGGGGGTAGGCTGTGGCAGGATCTTCACAGCTGGCACCGGTACTTTGTACTCACCAGCCAACACTTTTTTAATCGCTTCATCCTGTTCGGCCTGATCCGATTTCGGTTCAGGAATGATGACGTTCCGGGTTTCAGGTTTTCGTCCGAGGATCTGGTATTTCACCTTGAACGGGCCTTTGGTTGACTTTTTAGCCATTGATTTCATTCCTCAGTCAAAGTAGGCCACTGACGTGCAGCGGCAATGAATAATGTTTCCTGCAGATGCTCCGAGTGAGCTGTCTCCCGGGTGAATCAGCTTCTCACCACTGACCGTGTAGGCTTCATTGTTCTTCACAATCTGGCCATCCGCTGCGATGTGGTTGAACCGATCACCGGGTTTGACTCCGCGTGTTAGCTGGTCGATAGTGCTAATCCACCATTTCTTGTCAATTCCAATTTCCGTGCGGGTGATCTGCTGACCATAATTCATGGACCCAGTGACTTCCGTGCGGGCAATACGGCGGGATGTGTACTTTGTCTGATTGTTTAAAACGCCTCGGATGCGCTTAGCCATTTCGTCAATGCTATCGCCCGCTTTGTTACCTTTCTCGATCGCTCGCCTGAGGCTCTTTTTCGAGGTCTCGCCAACGTTTGACCAGACGCCAACTTCCCGGTCCGTCAGAAACTTTTTGACCTTGCGCTGCAGCTCCGGAGACATGTCAACGCGAATCGATGGCGGGGGGGCAGCGTCTTCCAGAGAGACGTCTTGAACTATCTGAGCAAGAAAACGCTGGTCAATCTCCTGGGCATCAAACCACTGCTGTTCGAACTCAACGCCGCGGTAGATCATCCGATTCCACTCAGGGATCATCAGGCGGTTGAATGGTGCTTTGTAGTCGGACGGTTTGAAGATGTCATCGACAGCAAAGCCCGTTTTGTCGATTTTCTTCACGCGCGCCATGACGCCTTTGGATACGCCGTTCCAAAACGATTTCTGTTTTTTCAGCACCCGGGATTCAGTCGGATCGTAGGTCCGTCGCCAGCTTTTGCCAATCCGACGCCGGCGTTTGTACGCTGCGTCTTTCTTCGACTTCTGAGCGAAGAATGGCTCAAGTCTATTCTTCGTCGCTGTCGTCATCGTCCGGTTCCTCAGGCGGCTCTGGTGGATCGTCCTCGTCATCCAGGTCATCCATGGCCAGTGCGTCATCTAGCGGGGTGAAGCTGGACGCGATGTAGGTGGATTTCGATGCGGGGGTGTTGAGCGGTTGTCGATTGCGTTTTACCAACTGCATGTCGGGAGACAGGGCCCCGATCTTGAAGTCGAGTTCGTCCTCTTTGAGTTGTCGCTCCCAATCTTCTGGGGAACAGTCTTCAAAATAACAAACGATCCGAGGGTCGAACTTCACAGCGATGTTGTGCGTGATAAAACCGGCCAGCAATCGGTTCAGCGGATTGATGGTCGTTTCGTAAAAGATCAGATAAGCGGTCTCAACCACAGAGCGATTCACGTCTGTAGTGATCCCAGCCAGAGCCTTGGGAACCCCGCGTAGAGCAAAGACAGCATCACGCACCGAGTCGGAAGAATTTGAAAAATCCAGCTCTTTGGGGGCATAGTGTAGTTTGTCCAGCTTCATATCAGGTGGGACAAGGAAGGGCTCTGATGTATTTTCCACGCCGGATATGCGGTACATCACACGCTCTTTGATGCGCCGGATCTCTTCTTTAGTGATCTGAGCGTTGTAGGTATCACCGAGATTGAGAACGACAGACGGGTTGATTGAATTCTTGAACGAGTGCCAGCGACTTCTCTCAATCGACTTCGTGTTGTCAATCCAGATTGCTCCCGCTTCCGTAGGGGAGAAACCTTTATACTTCGAATGAGGATTCTTGAATCCACAGATTTTGATTTCATCAGCAGGAATCCTGAACTGCCGCGCCTGACCTTCTGGTGTCACCAGCCAGTGATCAAGAAAACCGGCATGGTTAAACATCGGTTGCATCCAATCGTTGGGCATCACGATGATGGAAGCCGGCAAGCCAATTCCGTTGGGGATTACCCACCAGTAAAAGTACCCCGTCAGCTGCCAGAACATGTGCGTTTCGTAGGCCAGTGTTTCCCACCAGTCCATTTCATTGCAGGTCTCAAACAACTTGACCAACGGGTTTGTGTCTGGAATCGGCTTTAAATCATATGCTTCTGACTGCAGCACCCCACTATAATTCTGCCTGATATGCTTTTTCTGCCTCAGGTCCAGGTGCAGTTTCATGCCCGGTTCGGTCTTGACTGGTACGCCGAACATGGGGAACGACTTGGAAGTCGTTGTGGCAATGCGATTGATCGCGATGTAATTCCACAACTCGTATGAGGCAAGCTGCTCCTGTTCCTTTTGCATTGAACTGAAATTCGAACGCATCGACGGCATGGACATGATCGTCGGCAGATCGGGGCCTCCCGCATTCTGGCTGACCTGGGGACTGAATGAATCCAGAAATCTATTGCTCATTAGTGACTGCCTTAATTAACGCCTGCAGTTCGGTTTTATGAATCGCCCCCTCCAGATTTGTCCTCGCCTGGAATGTCTGAATGACATCCCGCAGTGCTGCGATTGATTCATCCTGGTGCTGAACCCGCTGCCGCAGAAGTTCATTCTGCTCTTCCAGCCTCCTGAACTTCCGCAGCACAGCACGTTCTACTTTGACCTCACGCTGTTTCCGTTTCTCCGTCATTCCATAGTCCAATGATTCATGTCACAAATAGTCCCTGCTGCGCGGTACACACCGGCTAAAACGGAATCAGGGTAGCGACGGTCCAATTGAAGTAAACACTGATTAACGAATTCGACCTTGTTCTCGACCTGGTAGGTGGGGAGTTGAGAGAACTGTTGCAGCGTCATTTTTCCCCTGAGGACGTCAAACGGATTGCCGTTCACCAGTGTTTCGGTCTCACTGGCCACATCACAGACGAAGTCAGGGAAGATCAGCACACCAATCACCCCGCGCGGCTTTCCGGTATAAACCCGCTTTCCGGCATTCTTGCAGCGATCATTGCGACAGATACACCATGCCTCTGCGGGTCGGTCCATCTGCTGGCCGCAGTTCTTGCAGAGGCCACCTTTCTGCGATCGAGAACCCTGAAGGATCTCGGTTTGGAAACCCTCTTCACCCTTGGTGTGCATCTCAGGGGTCAGGTGGATCCGGAAGAACTCTTTCGTTTGCGATGACCGGATTGGCTTCGCGAATTTCAGCAGAACGTGCGAACTCCGCTTGTCTTCAGGCAGCTCCTTGTTGTGTTTGACCAGCTGGCTGTTTGATGATGTAACTTCCATAACTCATAGTCCTTAAAAGAATTCTTCGTTTTCGAGAATCGAATCGAGGGACACACCCACGAATCGCAATGCTCGGTAAAAGTAAACTGCTGAGTCAGCTCGGTCTGGTGATCTGCCGATCTTTTCATGAACTGACTCTGGTTGATTTTCCTTGTTAGTAACCTTTCGTTTTGGGCTAATAGCAAATTTGAAACCGTCTGAGCTCATAATCTTCTCCGGTGCTGTCAGCTCTAATTCCAGGGCATCACTGGGCGGCATGAGAAACGGCAATCCTTTCCATTGTCCCTTTTCATTCAATCGCTTTGCCAACTCGCCATAGTTCTCCGCTCGCAGATTGGCATACCGTTTAGGATCAACCTCAGGAGTGGCATTGCCTCGCACCTCAACAACTTTCACGCCCCGCTTCTTGAGGATAGAGACAACTCCCCAGCCGATGCCGTCCATGTCGACGCCAACAGGATGGCTACCCTTCTTGAGGTCGATCCTGTAGTGTTTCCGTGCTGAATCAACAACCCAATCAGCCAGGCCCTCTGCATCATCAATATGATCTTCCAGTTGCTCCCTGATGCCGTTTTTACCACCTGCAGTAAGCACAGAGGCATCACCATTGGTTGAAGCTCCCACATCGAGACCGAACGCTTCTACGGGCAGCATAGAATTCAGTACCTTAGGCACATGGCTGGAGAGCAGTCTGCCTTGAATGGCTTTCTCTTTGAATTTTCTGTGAACTTTATGCCACTTCTTCCAGAGTCGATTAGGCTCCTTGAGCCAGCGTCGGAAGATGAGCTGCTTGTCAGGATCTTCGTCTGGAAATTTACCATGGGCAAAAGTACGTACAAAGAACGGATCAGGATTTTCAAGGTGCCCCAAGAATGTGTCGTATGTAGTTTGCCCGGGGATGATTGGCTCTACCTTCACCATGTCCGCATTATCTATCAGCTGGCCAGGTTCGTATCGACGACCACCAATTTCGATGCCACCTTTGGGAGAAACCGAGTCCTGCAGACATTTCATTTTAACATTCAAGCAGTCATTACCGCCGATCGTAATCAGTCGTCGCCTGCCATATGGCCCAATTAGTGTTTGTGACTTATCCTTTTCGTCTTCATCTGCCAAGTCAAAACCTGCGCGGAACTTGCCTGATGTGGTGCGAGGATTCGCCATTGCCAGGAACTTTTTAGATTGTGTGTTTGCCAGAGAGTAACGCCCATTTAGAACCGGGGCAGTAGCCTCATCAAACACATAAAGCACATGCGGAGAGTGTGATCCAGAAAATCCTTCTCCGGTCTTAGGAGAACTGATAACAACTTCGTGCTTTTTACTATTCTTATCTGTGACTCCAGTAGCCTGTAGTTCATAGAAGGGTGGCGTATAGCGCATTTTACGCCACCATGAATCGACCTCGGCAAACATGACGTTCACGGCCTTCTTGTACGAATCACGGGTAATCACGATCCGAGCATCGGGATAAATGCAGTAGTAGGTGCAGATGATGATGCCGGCAGCCCCACCTTTACCACATCCGGTATTTCCTTTGACGTAAACCTCACGGATGGATGGATCGAAGATGGAGCGAATCATGTCCACTTGGAAGTCATCCAGAATCAGGTACCGCTGCTTCCGCTCCCGCATCTGGTAGATTTCAGAGAGCAGGGACGGATTGGCAACGATGTCCTTGGCATAGAAGATCCGGCCCCACTGATACTCAATCCAATCGAACGGATCACCAGCGCGGGCCTTACGCGTCGCCAGCAGGATGCGGGCCGCGTCTGCTGCCTGATAATCGGCTTCGGAATAAACAACATCGGTGACCATCAGTTATCATCGTTCGACTGCATTGCTTTAAGGCGATCGAGAACCGGGGCAGCGGCTGCCAGCTTCTCTAATTGTTCATCAGACAGATTGGCTTGATCCATCTGCTCCAACGTGGTGTGCAGATCGCCGGATACGTGGACGTCATGCTCCTGAACGGGAGGGGCCGCATTGATGTTCTGCTGGTGCATGTGGGTGAGGATTCGGGCTGCAATAGAACGCTTGCGAGCACTGTAGGCGTAGACCTTCTTGCCCGGGGTCTTAGGATCTTCTACCTGCTTAAATACGATCTCAGCCATTGAAGCGGGCAGGCCCTTATACAGCCCGGCTGGCATTTCCCACTGTGGATGCGTAATCACCTGCTCAATCATTCGCAAATCCCTTGTGCCTGTTGTTAAGCTCATTTTCCACCTCCGGGGAGATGAAAGCAGGCGACCGAATGATGTCAAGGTTATGTTGATTGATATGCATTGTACAGGTGTGTATGCTGTGTGCAGTTGGATGTGTACGCCGTGGCTCCATTATTCATTGAGGACACTTAGTTATGAATGAGACTCTTCAAGCTTGCAGTAATTTCTTTGCTAAAAAATGGGATAAAATCATACCGATTGTACTTACTATAATTGTGATGGCCGCTGGGTTTTCGACATACGTGTTGGATACTTTTACATCGATGCAAAAAGAAATCAGAAAATTGAATGATCTAGCCACAACTAACAAAAACAACTTGATCATAACTGAAGGCAAACTCAACCAAGCAATCACAGATGCGCAAAAAAATGCAGATTTAGAAAATAAAGAACAAGATAAAGCTCTTATGAAACAAATGAAAATCACCTCAAAACTTGAAGGTAAAGATGAAGCTACAAAGGAGATGAGACAAAGAGTAGACCAAAACCTAGCTGACACATTAGAGAAAAACGCACTGAATTCAAAAGCGGTGAATGATCTTAGAATGAAGATCGCAGAACTCAGAGTCATTTACGAGAAAAATAAAGGAATCAATAATGTAGATTCTGATCTCCTCGGACAATTTCTAGCTCTTCAAGAAAGTGGCTTAAAAGACCTTCCTTCAAATCTATTAAAAAATGATCAGGCTATTACAGAATTAAAATATTTTAGCAAAATTTTGGGAAAGCAATTAAACGGAAAGCTCGTTCTAAGCACAGCTGAAGAAATACCTGGTAGTTATCCTCAATTGCAGAAATGGAGAACTGCGGAGACTGAGGGGATAGTGCTTGTGTATTTTACCTTGAGTAAAAAAGTAGATGGTATGACATTCCACGATGGACAGTTTCAGTTAATAGGCTCTACTCGTAATTCCATTGAGGATAAGAATCCATCCAAAAATACCAGCGCTTACATTAGTGGTGTTTCAAATCAACCAAAGCAAGCTACTCTGGTCATGCACGTACCTGCAGGAAAGCAATGGAGAATTACTGGAGGAGCGAACGGAGAAACTATTGAAATTGAAGATAAAAAAGCAATTGAAGCATTTAGCCTGCTTAAACATCGTATAAGTGTGAAATGGATTAGAATTTCTAAAATTGAAATACCAAAACTTGATTCCCCAATAATATCTAATGAATCTAATTAGGCAAACGTGAGTAATGCATGACGGCATCCTAGCTATGTCGTCGTGTAGGGGCGGCTCGGGTTTAGCGGCGCGAGCTGCCCCGCTCGTTGCGTGGTATCAGAGTGAACTGCCGAACGCTGTCAATACTGTTGTTGCGTTTCGTCTGAGATCCAGCGACCGCTATCTACGTCCCTCTTGGGGAGATTGAAACAATCTGCTGGTGGGATGCTAACGACTTTACGGGGCTTACCTGCAAGCTTTTCCATTGCACGTTTCATCGCATCGGCTGCTTTGCTTGGGTTCACCAGCTGGTTCTCGCAATCCTGCCTCACATCGACTGCAAGCAGCTGGTACCGAAGCGCTTCCAGCTCTTCATCCGTGATGCCAAGGTCTTTTGCAAGATCTTTGACTTCGTCGGGCCATTGAGGACCTGCATCAACAGCGGCCCTGAAGTCGCCAGGCTTCGGCCAGGGGCAGCCCGGCATCTGCAGGAACCTCTTTCCCTGCATCTCAGTCACTTCTTTCATAGCATTCTTTAATATCCGCCCAGCTGCTGCTCCGCGCCTTCCTGCCTCATTGAATTTCTCAACGATCTCATCAGGAACTGGAATGCCGCCATGGTCAAGTGCGTGCTTCTCACTCAACATGACAATGGCATTACGATCCGCAGGCGAATGCTGAAACGGTCGCACCTCTGGATTGGCATACCTGCAGTTGCATCTGTGTTTCAGTAGGGTGATGCATTTGCTGCTCTCTGTGTTCGCCAGGAAGCAATAGCAGGTGGCTGGTTCTTCAAGCCCGATAGTCTCCTCGTACTGAGACTGCTGGGCCAGGGAATCGAACATGTGATTTGAGGATAATTCGCTCCACCAATCACATGCTTCCTGAATCCAGTCGATGTCATTGTCGTCAGCCGAACCACCATCGTCTTTCGTGGTGTAGTGGCCTTTTCCATGGCAGAGAACGCACCGACTGCGTGACGGCTTCCAGATCTCCCACCAGCTGCGCCAATGGTTCTTGACGTGCCCCTCACCTTCGCACAGCTCGCATTGTCGTTTCATAATTCACCTATCGTGACTTCCTGATTTTAATAACACCCCGCTGTGCTTCAGCCCCGGGAACACCGTTCAACGTCATCTCTTCATCGTGCTGGCTGTGAACGGCATGGGCCCGCAGAATCAGAATCTCTTCCAGCGGACGGCCGCTCTCAAGCTGCTCGGTCAGGTTCTGCAGGCGATCGATTGTTTTCTGACCTACTGTCATTTCGCGATTCATCATCAGGCATCCTCAAACAGACGAGCTTGGCAAACTCCTCAATTGCATAGTCACGCCAGAACCAGTCGTAAATCCACCAGACGAGCCCCTTCAGGAAGAAGACAAGGGACGCGAACATCAACATCACAATGGGCAGGGCTATGTAGAACGGCACGTCCGATTTACTCCATCCGCCCAACCACATAAGAATTCGAGCAAGATACAAGCTTCCGAAAGCACGGCATATGTTGATGCTCGCGTTGGCGTTGATGAACCAGTCAAGCTTTTCTTTTGTGCTTTGGGTCATAGCGGTTTCCTTGAAATGATCCCCATTGATTCGTCGTACTCGAAATCATCATAACTGAGTTCAATCGTAGTGTCGTAAACAGACGCCACAAAGACTTTCTCAGAGTCAGCATAAACGGTATCGAGGCACAGCTCTTTGCGGCACTCATTGCCGTGAATGATCATTTCGGGGTTCAGCTTATAGAAGCCCATTCCTGTGCTGTCACTATGTCCTTGGAAGTGCCCGTGGATCTCACCGCCTGCTGCCTCACATGGCCTCAGTTCTATTTTTCCATCTGAAAATTCATCTGACACGCCGATACAGATTCGCTCTTTGCCGCGCGAGAGTATTTCCAGTAGTCGAATAATAAACAGCCTGTGATTCATGACATCCTCAAATAAAAGGGCCTAGATAAGCACATACCCTGAATCGGATCGGCCCCGGTTCAGGAAACTCAATAAACGTGATCGGCCTGTCTTCCAGGCTGAAAAACCGATCAACGCTGTCCGCCAATTCCTGTGCGAGGCTATCAATTGATGCCTGCCGCAGCGACTCCATAGCCGCCTTGAGATGGATAGCGTCAGCTACCAGGTCATCAGCGGTGATGTCACGCATCTTGATGGCGAAGCTTTGACCGTTTATTAAGTAGGGATCACTGTTTGAAATCATCGTTCGATGCCTCAAGCCTCTGAACTCGGTCAGCGAGAAGGGCTGCAACTTCCATGACTCCGAAACCGCCACGTTCTTGGATTCGCTCGAAAGATTGAGAGTGTCCTTGTGCAGCATATTCCTCGTGAGCGAGACGCAGGATCGACTCTGGCATTGTAATTGGTTCACGTTCCCTGTTCCTTTTAAACCATGAGTGTTCAACCTGGACTACACCCTGTGGCTCTGAATCATTTAACATACGACCGCAGTAAAACCGTTTCATTCATCACCTCTTCCGGTGGCTGCGCGGGATCGGAAAACGCCGGCGTTCTTTTGTGTTCTGGTACCGCTGGAACTTCTGCCGCTCAGCAATGGCAAGTCTTCGGGAAGCGGCCTTCGCCTGTTTCTGCTGTGCCTGATTGATCTTACGGGCTGCCTCAGCAAACGCTTCAGAAATGGCCTGTGCTGTTTTCCGAAGTTGCTCAGAAGCACGAGCAAAAGCTTCGGAAAAGGCTTTCTTTTGCTGTTCTGTCAGCTCGTATCCTGATTTCACATCATCCCCCTAACAAAAGTAAAAGCAGCCACCAAAAACTTTCCGGCTCGTCCTCACGCTTCGGCTTCGGATCGGAAGAGAACTCTCCAGGCGGTGGCGGCGGTGAAGCGTGACCTGTGCTTGGTGGCTTTGGTGGCGGTCCGTTTCGCATCTCACATCTTCTTTTCTTTTGGCCCCGGAGAGTCCAGCCCTTCGTGTGGTTGATAAAAAGTAGGTGCCGGTGTCGTATGCTTGAGGAAGTCAGTTGGCTCTGAGGGAACTGGTGGGATCGTCGTTGTCCAGTTCAGAGGATGCATCCTGCTGTAGATGTCGTCTGCAAGACCGCGTGCATGGTGCAGAGACAACCCATCAGGCGCGTTCTCAAATACAAACTGGTCAACACGCTCTTTTAGTTTATCGGAATCACCGCTCATCGATTCGCCCCCCCTGCAAAAATAAAAAACCCCCAAGCCCCCTGGGTCTGAGAAGGGCGTCGGGAATGAAGATCAATTTGATTCACTACTCAAGTCAGGCACTGTTACACTGCCTTGAGACTCTCCGCATCAGAACAGAATGATACTGCTCCATGTGCTGGAGCTGCTCTTTCAGGTCTTGACGGTCGATTTCCGGAAGCGAATCGTATTTTTCAGACAGAATGAATTTCTTCAGCCTTTCAACCTTCCGATGAAGGTCACTATGCTCTTCGAATAGTCTGCCTCTCCAGTTATCAGCCATATCAGCATCCCCTTTTCAAATGTCGTTTCTAGCAACGATCTTCCCGTTCTTAACTCGGGTCTCGTCACCATGGAAAATCAATGCACCAGAAAGGGGGCAGACTGTTTGAAAAACGCGGACACACATAACCTGAATCAACGTGCTTCCGGGATTCGCTTTGAGAATCAGTTTGCCAGCAAGATATTCATTCTCAATCGCAATTGTCTCGGTCGTTACCTCTCCCGTTATCTTTTGAATAGTTACGAGGTATTCCCGTTTCTGCCTAACGCCCATACGCCATCCTTGCCCCCAATGGTTGTGCAGTGAATGACCGATTCTACGTTTCAGTAATTGAACTGGTAATTGAAATTTATTTCAGTGGTGTAATTGCACTATTGGTTGTTGTCTTCCAGCCACCATGTCACGAACCACTCAATCAGCTTGGGGAGAACCCACCAGAGCAGCATCGTCCAGTCAATGATTCCATAGTTGTCCCGGCTCAATTGCTCCCGCACATCAGCTTTGACCAGCCGTTTCAATTCACGTTTGTTTGTCACGTCTCGATGATTACGAGCTGACATCAGGGCATATGCCAGAATCGTGTTGCGAGAGTAAACGTCTCCGCTATCCCCGTATGTGATGCCGGCTGCTTTCTGCATTCGTAGATTTTGTGCTGCATCTGGACTCATGATAGATTCAATGCTTCCCACGGATAGAACGGATCAAAGCGGTCTGGAATCATTCGGGCATCCACACGAACGCCCTTGATACATAGCTTCAACCCGTTGATTTCGAAGTTCACGCCGTAGTGATTGACTATCGGCTTTGTTCCTGTGAAAGTGGCTTTCAGATCGCCGTTGACCTCTTCCAGATTGAGGCTGATTGAACTACCAGACGGCATTCTGACTGAGTTATCGCCAACATCTAATTTATTGCCACGCAACAGGTTTACGAATTTATCGACGAATTCTGGACCGTTCATCTGCATCTCCCGCTGGAACATCCTGAAGAAAAGAACCGCCTGGCCCGTCTACCTCGTCGGGTAGGCTGGTATTCGTAAGACTCGTAATACTGAACCTGCGGGCCTTCCTGAACTGGCTCGGGCTGTTTAATTGATGGGTTTCTGATGCGGAACTTCGCTTTGAATTCGTCGATGTCCCCGCTGGCCAGCTGATATTCTTCGCCATCGTCTCCCACCCAGTGCAGGGTCGGGTAGGCTTCCACCCATGCGGGAGCTGGGTACTCAACAAATCGCACGAATGGCGCCAGGTGCGTGGTCTGCTTGAGCAGTTCGCATGGTCCGCAATAGAAGTCTGTCGCGTAATACACCCGCACTTCAGGCCGTGGGTCTGCTTGTTTCGGTGCTTCGGTTTTTACTTCAGTTGACCGCGTGCATTTACAATTCTCGCCACAAGAGCAAGGCACCTTCATGTGGCCATCTCCTGATAGAACCTGTTTGGTGCCTTTGCATTCATCACAGCGAGTCTGGACCTTGGAGTTATTCGCCGGCTGTGGCTCGTGAAACGCGATCTGAGAAGCGACCTCTGCTTTAATGGTGGTTGTGTCGGGTTCGTAACCAGAGACGCTGGAGCAGCCGACTAGAGTGACGATAGTAATGATCGTCAGTGAGATCGTAATCAACAGATCGAGTGGATGGATTTTCTGCCAGTAAGATCGCATTGTGTTCTCCTCTACGCCACCGTGAAGCGGCTAAAAATTTTCTTGAAATCGGTCCGATCACGTCGCCAGTTGGCATAATCGCCAATCGCCCAGCAGTCACCAGACCGGCAGATCCAGTCCACGTCCCGCGCTGGAATCCACCAGGTGAAACCCGCAATGTTGTCGGGCATTGAGGCGGGATACTTCGGTCCCGATGCAACATTTGGACCCCATGACTGAGCACAGAGAGCACCAGGTTTATCAAACCGGACACCGATCAAGCACATCTGGTGAGACCACGAACCTGAACGACTGCAGAACCCATTTCGGTCCCGACGCATTGAACAGCCATAATCCGAGGCAATGGTCACCGGGCATTTTGAAATCGCGATTGCCGCGGCTACGTCGTCGAAGCTGTTAACCTTGGAGATCAGCTTGACCGGATTCCCCTTGGCAACTTGATCAAGCTTCCCGCTATCGTTCCGACCTCCGCAGCCCCAATTGCCCCACTCTTTCTCTTTGCTGCCGGAATAGCGACGCAGGTCGTGCTCCGAGACTCCTGTTTCACCGGAATAGTCTTTGCGATAAACAACTCCCCACTCTTTCATAAACTGAGCGGCAGCAGCACCGTAGGCACCGTCAGAGTAACCACCACGTCGACCGCCGTTAGTTTCTACGCGACAGCCGCCATAGATCGCTTCGGTCGCAGCCTCAGCGTATCGTTTCTTCGACCGTGATTTGTATGCCATCTTCGCCGTAATGAGCGTAGCGGCCAATTCTGCCCCCCATGCGACGCACGAACCGATGGCCTGTGCGCCGCGTCGGTAATCCGGATCAGCCCAGAGCAATGGTTCGTAGAGCAAAGTTTCTTCCATGTCGGCGGCGAACTGCCTTTGCAGGCTGAATGTCGCGTTCGTGAAGTCGGGGAAGGGATTGCTCGGATCGTTGAGAACTGCCGTCACGCCTTGCGGGTTTGGTTTCCACCCGCAGAGCTTCTGGATATCAATGCCGTTCACTTTCCGAATCATTTCCCACCCCGCAAAGCTTGAGCCATTGCCTGAAACATCTGCACGACTCGCCGACGCTGATCGCTGGAGAGGTCGACCGCTTCGTTGTCCGGCTCCAGTTCTTTGCTCAATGCATTGCTGATCGTGTCAGCGAATGGACCTAAAGCCGGATCACCGCCCAGCAGATCAAACGACATGCATTCCGCGAAGACCAGGGCCACATCTGTTGAACTGACGATATTTGGTTCACCCTGCTTGCCGTCGAACTCCACGCGGTCAGCAAACGCATTGCAGACGGCAGCTACATCGGCCGCTAGCTGTCGCTTTCCTGTGAACTGAGCGGGCAGGGTAGAACTAAACCCCCAGTCATCGGAGACTGAGGGTTGAGGAACGTCCGGAGAAGGCGTTGGCCCGCTTGGATTGCTCGGCCCGACGTAACAGCCGGGAAGCAATAACACAGCTATCAGCAGTAGTTTACGTGTCATCTCCGTAAAGCCTTTTTAAGATGCGATTGTGAATGACTTCCAAGGCTTCTTCAGCTTCGTCACACCCTTTGCAGGTCGATGCCAGATGCTTGATGGACTTTACATCTTGATCGTAAGTACTGGGATCGGTGCCGGCTCCTTTGAAGTACATGCCAGCTCCACTGAAACCGAGACCGCCGAGCAAACTAACAATGCCTTGAATGAGCACGCTCAAGTTGGATGTGTCCATATTCAAAGCATCGCTGAGAGTAAAGCCGCCGTTGCCGATCAGAAAAAAACCGAGTATGGCGGCGATGATTGGTAGCCAGCTTTTAAACGTTTGCATTGTTATCCTTGCTCCATCGACGAAGGGCATCGATCGCGTAGCCACAAGCCAGGCCAACGAACGATGCAACCATCTGGTTTTCAATGTTCAGGGCCTTAACCTGTTCAAGCATTGCGATGCCACCAACGGCTGCCCCGTAAATCGCAATGTTTGTGATCATTTCGACCGTGTCAGACTTCAACCATTCCCAACGGCCACTCGCTGTTTTGTTTTCATCCATCGCTAAACCTCGTCGTTTAAAAAGTTTATGAGCGACCGCTCAACAGATTATTGATGTGAATCCCATGCTCTGCAGTCTCTTTGGCGCAGGAATCCACTTTTTGGTTTGTGGTGTCAATCCGACGATGGATGACCTCATGAGCTTCTTTGTTTTCAGCCTGATCTTCTTGAATCGATGCCGACATCAACTCCATGTAGGTGGCCGTTTTGGATGCGTGGCGTTCCATGTTGAACATCCACCAGGCGAGCGGTCCCACCGTGGTTACAACCAGAACAGCTATCTGGATCCAATCGCTGGCTGTCAAAGATTCGAACATCACTACTCCATCAATCGCGGCGTCACGGTCACATTGCGCGAGAGGTTAGATCTGCACCAAACGATGTCAATACTGATTTGACTGAGAGATTAAGAGAGGGCGTTGTGGTAGAGGTGTTCGCCGTTATAAACGGGTTCCCATTCAGACTTTGTCATCTCATGAAAATAATCGGATGATGGTCGAACGAGGATATAAATCAGAGATCCCTGTCGATCTTTGACAATGATGCCTTTGATTTGAGACGGTGCCACTTTGTAGCGGACACCATTTGTTATGGCGAATTCGGCAGGGATGAACACAGGTTTTGGTCTGAGGTGACTCATGCCACCGTCTTCAAGCAAGGGAAGGGGATATGTTCCGGCCCAGCGAACGAGCTCCAGATTGTGACTGAACAGAAATGGGATTAGCTGCGGTTTGCCTTTATGGCGAAATGTGACCAGGCCATCACTGGTAGTGAAGTTTTGAAGCTGCTCAGTCTGGGAGTTTGTAAAGTCGGAGAGATTGAACTGGACTGCATCACACATTGATGTGAGAGGGCTATTGAGCTTTTCGAGAGTTGCAGATATTACAGCTTATAGTGACGCCATCATAACCTGACTCCCGAATAAGATTAACCAGTTTTCTATCATGGTCCCAGCAGGCCATGCAGTAGATACTGTCATTTAGGGCATCTTCGTGCCCCTCAACACAGTAGTAATTACCATGCCTAACAAGCTTATTGTCTGTTTCAAAAGCAGATTCTAATTCTTTCAGCTTCTCTTTGAGAGCGAGATTTTCTTCTCTCAATGTAAAAATGTCATCACTAAGATTGACAATTTTTTCGTACAGTTCTTGATTGCCAATCTTTTTGATTAACTCAGTGACTTCTTTTACATCAGAGATAATGCTCATTTTAGTTCCATTATTCGTTCAGAGACTAACTCTGCCAGGGGAAGAACTTGTCCCCTAAAGGAGGTATATCAAACAGTGAGACTTTGTAAAGAACAATGTAAAACAGACAGCTGATCGTGTATAAGCTTAGCGACGTTCGAATGACAGATGCTGTTCTCAATGTGTAGTCTATTGTTGAATTGTCATCACTCTCTTTTATTTCACCCGTTTCAATATGTATTAGATTGCTACTGGCATACCAAAACAAGCCCAGAGCTAGTAAAGAGTTCGCCGCACTGGCAACCTGCCAAATGGGAATAGAATGAGGCTCAATAAACATCGAGAGTTTTGAAAGAATGGAACTGTCTGAGAACCGCTCGTTGAGTTCATTGATTCCTGTGAATATCAAAATTTTAAACACGAACAAAACAAGTACAGCAGAAGACACAACTGAGATTAATCGTCCCCAACTACTTTTGTTGATTACTTTCAATCGTGTAATCATTTTTGTTTTTGGAGTTGCTTTTGGAATGATCCAAAGTAAGGGGGCCCAAACTATTGAAGTGGATTTTAAGGAAAAGCGATAAATGATAGGTCCAGAATAAAATAATAAAAGAGTAACGAGGAACCAACAAAAAAAAGAATATGGCTCAAGAAATATAATGACCAATGAAATTAGTCTTCTTATTAATGAAGTTTTCGGATCAATAATAAGGTCGAAATTATATTTTACTCTTCTAAAAGAAATGTCAAATACGAATTTACAATACGTTACAAAATCTAAGATATCAAAGGATATTTTATTTTTATTGAGTTGAATACCAGGAACTAACTCTGGAGGGTGAAATAGATCAGTGCACACACAAATTTGTATCCAGTTGCATGGTATTCGAGTAATTGTTTCGATGGGGCGCTTAATAATTCCCATGATCATTGCGAAAAGGCGACATAGAAGAGGAACAAATAGAAGTGTGCAGAAATACAAAAAAAAGGCAAGTATTTTTTTGGTCCCTACACTCTGAGAATAGTTGAGTATAGCCAAACTTTCGTATTTCAGGAAAGTATGTAACGCAAGATTACAAGAAGATTCAGTTCTCAGTAAAAGCAACGGTGCTACGCAAGCACCAACTAGAACGTAATCCCATGTTCCTAAATAACTGATGGCAAGCCAAAGTGAAAATGAGACAGCAGCGATTGTTTCTATGATCGCTAGCAAACTGACTTCTAAATTATTGGCAGATTGAGGTGTTGAATAAAGACGCATGATTTTTCTTTGACTGTAGCATCCACTCTTTTATTAAATTCTTACTATCTGCCGAATCTTGACAACAAAAAAACTGATATGCAACCACTGAAACCACAACACTTGTCTGAGGAAGCTTAAATCCCCAGCTGATTTTTAGTTATGTTCTTCAGCAAATCTCCCATTAGATCAACGGAAATTGCCCCACCAATCTCCTTTGTTTTCTCTATTGCTTTACCCCAGATCGTAGGTGACTGTGCTGCTTCCAGGAAGTCGTGCCCTTTGTTAGTGAGTCGTGACAAATGGACTGAGTTTCCTGCCCTTGTCTTTGTCTCAAAGCCTTCAGCCAGCTCTGCATCTAGAACAAGGTATTTGTGATACTCTGCTGTTTCACCGTCCCACTCGCCTATTGGTTCATCTTCGTCTGGTAGACTATCTGCTTCTAAGTTAATTAATATTTCTCGTATTAAATTCATGTTACGTTTCATCTGATTACTCCTCAGCAATTTAATTCTGCTGCTCTCTCTTCCATGGCCTCAACCGTAAGGAATGCTGACAAATCTCCGAAACCATGCACTTCAATACCCCCTGTTTCAGAGATGGTTATTGCAGCCGGAACAGTTTCAGTTCTTGGGTCGTCTTCATCAAACCCGATTTTTTTCTCTATAGTCGTAAATGAAACTATAGTAGCCTTGTAATAACGAGGAATTAGGTCACCTCCCTGATCTTCGGTGAAATTCGCAATACATGGTATTCTCATCGGTAGCTTAATATCTTCGCTCATTTTACCCTCATAGAAAATTTTAAACGTATCTATCGTGGAATTACTAGCCGCCCAATTTCAATTCCTGCCCATACTTTCAACCAACTGCTCTAACTCTTGGAGTTCTTTCTTTAGACGTCGAATTCGCTGAAGTATTTCTGTTTGAGCTGAGCTTTCTGATGATGGGACTGAGTCAGTCAGTCTAGATCTTGGAAGCGTTTCTACAATAGCCTCTAATGGCGAAGAGGTACCTGTATCGAAAACAGCATCGACCGGCCTGTGATCACTTAAGGTTGGACTTTTGGGTTCATCAAAGTCACCTTCTCGGACAATGATCGTAGACTTCGGATTCCACGCATTGGCTTTTCCGTTTACGAACACAAAATCTAATACTGAATTATAATTCGTGTTTGCATTGGTTTTGATAAGCGTACGAGGTCGAACCCATTTGACGCTATTTCCTTTCACCATTTCCTTGAACGCAGGGTTACCAGGTCCATTGGGAATATCGTAGTCAAAATTAAAATCACCGACGACAATGGTAGGAACGTTCTGTTCCTTCATCCACTTTCTGAGGCCTATTGCTTGTCGCTTTCTTTTTCCGTAATTATCTCCAGAATTTCCACGGTAAAGATGATTCACCATAAACCAAAACTGCTTACCATCTGCTTTACTTTTTAACCTGACAGCTAACGGGGCGCGTCCATTTTCCATTTTCAAATCGTGCATTTCGAGTTCAGCGGTTTTCTCGAACTTATGCGAATTCCAAATGAGTAGAAGTCTATCAGCCCCACCAGTCTTTCCGCGTTTGTATTTGAAGAATGCATTCTCTCCCGCTGCTGCTCCGACCACATATTTGATTGCATTCTTTTTCCTAACTTCTGACAGTCCAATCAGGTCGTATCCGTCAAAATCAGCCAGTTGTTGTGCGATAACATCGGAGTCATTTCCGCCGCTTTCAACATTCCAGGCAAGCACTCGAATTTCTTCTGAGTGAGCAGTGGATACAAAAAGTAAACAGCCAAATATCAATAGCATTCTCGACAATTGCATCTCAGCATCTCCTTGAATGTGATAAAGTGAAATAGACGCCATGGCACCAATTTTTACAGAAAGTGATTAAAAATACACTCATTCAATTGCTGTAATTATGCTAATAGTCAAAAATACACTTGTTCTGAAGGTTTTTCTACTAGATTTGCAGAGGAATGACATGGGTGATTTGAATAAACTGATAGAAACCGATGGGGACAGTGTTAAGGGAAAGTTGATCCTTCTGATTGTAGACAAATTGTTCATCGGGGTAATTGTTGCAATAGTTGTTGTGGGATATGACTGGTATCAAACCAATGAACAGCGAGAAGTACTTAAGATCCAGCAAGATAAAGACCGACTTGCCATGTTCTATGCTGGAATCGAAGATAGTCAAAGTCGTCTACTAGCAATTTCTGCTCTAACTAAAAACCGTGAGGAGCATCTTTTATTAGCTCTTACACGTACATACCCTAGCGAAGTTCTTAATTCTATCAGAACAATTGATAGGCTTCCAAAGTTGCAAGAGGATAGTTTTCCTAAGCTGAAAGAGAAAGTTAGTCAAGTAGCTTTGGAAGCTGCTATCGAACGCATTTCAGATTATGAGATGATTGTTAATGATTATCATCTTGAAGGACAGACGTTAGTAAATCGCCTAAGTGAGCTGTCGAAAAAAATCAATAACTTACAAGGGACAGAAGATGATCCGCAGATATTTGTTGAGTTTGAGTTGATCCGTTTGAATATAAATGACCTTATTGAGCGATTAAAACATAGTTCAGATTCAACACAAAATAACTTGGCTTTTGATTTACTAAACACGAGTTTAAGGTTAGTTAAAACTAATATCGAAAATAAAAAATTCGCCATGGCAAGTAAGAGCATTGAATCTATTCGCGATGGTATTAAGGCTGAAATGAAGAAGAAAAAGACATTATGGGACAGAATTTATTCAAATTTCAGCGACTATACTGCTCTTGTTGAAAAAGAAGACAGTAAAAGCGTACAGAAAAGAAAGAAATTGCTTATTGCTATTAAAGCGACAAACAATCTCCTACAAACTAAAAATTCAAAATTCATTGCGTCGGTCTGTCATGAGTTAGATAGATTTCCTTCCCAATCTAAGTGATTTGTAGCTTTTTATTTGACATTTTCCCAGACTGCCAAACTTACTTCTGTAGATGCACCTCATTCTATTGAGAAGATACATAGATTATGTGGCGGTCATACTTTGATAGAAATGGGCTTAAAATTTGTCAGAACAACATTTTGAATTCGATGTTTTTCTTAGCCACGCCAGTGCTGATAAATTAGTAGTGCGGGAGTTAGCAGAGCGTTTAAGGAAAGATGGGCTACGAGTGTGGTTGGATGAGTGGGTGATCAAACCCGGTGATTCAATCTCACTTGCCATTGAACAGGGGTTGGAAAGATCGCGGATGTTAATTCTCTTTATGAGCAAAGCTGCCTTCGACTCCGAATGGGTCGCGCTCGAACGACATACCTCGCTCTTCAGAGACCCCACCAACCAAGAAAGACGGTTTATACCACTACGACTCGATGACTGCACAATTACGGATGTACTTAAACAGTTTGCTTATGTTGATTGGCGCGAAAAAAATCAAGATCAATACAATAGACTATTAGATTCTTGTCGAAGTGGGAATGACTCCCTATCACAACTTTTCTCTATTCCATGGTCGAAAAACAAATGTTTCACAGGCCGTGAAAATACTATAGTTGAAATACATAAGCGATTATCAATGGATAGTAAGGGTGGTTCAGTAGTTGCACTTTCTGGATTAGGAGGAATGGGTAAAACTCAGGTTGCTATCGAATTCTGTTATCGGAATAGAGAAGAATATAGAGCGTTATTTTGGATTAGTGCAACAAGTCGACAAGCTTTTCAGCGTGGACTTATTCAAATTGCGCAAAGACTTGGATTAGGGATTGGCCACTCATATGACGAGAACAAACTAGCTTTGGCTGCAAAAAAATGGCTTTATAAACAAACAGACTATCTACTAATTCTCGATAGCTTGGACGACCCTTCAATAGTATCAGAATTCTTGAAAGACGAACCACGAGGACACATTATTATAACAACACGCAGACACCTCTTAGATTCTATGGGAATAAATGACACCATAGCAATAACTGGTTGGTCAAAAAAAGATTCATTTACTTTTTTGGAATCAAGAACTGACAGCAAGATCACAAAATCGAGCGAATCTAAAGCTGTTTCTCTACTTTTCCAAGAACTTGAGGGGTTTCCTCTTGCATTCGAACAGGTTGGGGCATTTGTCTATTCGACTGATGTCACTTTCTCATGGTATTTGGAGCACTATCAAGAACGAAAACTAGAACTCTTAGAGAGAGGTATACCAACCCAAGGCTCATATAACGCATCTGTCGCCACAACATGGATTATCAATTTTTCGCAAGTTAAGGAGGAGTCAATTTCTTCATTCAAGCTTCTCGAATTGTCTGCGTACTTTTGCAGTCACAAGATTCCTATCTTTTTAATATCTAACGGAATAAGAGCGTTTCAAAAAAAAGAATATTCTAAATATTATAGTGAATTGATAGCCACAATTCCATCCGAAGATCGAATTGCTGTTTTTGACGTGCTGCAACCCCTACAGAAATATTCCTTGATCACGATACAAGGGCAATATGAGAGCTATAGTATTCATCGGTTAGTACAAGAGGTAATGCGGGATATCACAAGAGAATCGGCCAGTTTCCTCGGTAAATGTGCAATGAGTCTAGTATCCGAAGCACTATCTCCAGAAAAGGATGAATCGGATCGTTTGTCGTTAGATGAAAGAGGGCATATCCTGCCTCATGCTGAGTATATAATAGATTCACAGGATACTACCGATATAGAATTGAGCCTCTATGTTAAATATCTTTTGGCAACAGCAGAAACTTCAGCCGATTTCGGAAGAACTGAATACGTGATAGAACTCTTGAAAAATGCGTTTGAGATATGCAGCCGAAGTGATTATGAACCTTTAGTCTGGTGGGATCAGCGCACTGAAATTGCACAATTTTTTCATGCTATTGGTCAAGAGTCAGATGCGGAACATGTTCTCTTCAGTATTATTAAGGACTTCAATGCAAGATATGGTAAAAATAGCGATGCTTCCGCATTGGCTCGATTACAATTGGCATGGTTTTATTTAGAAACTGGTCATCTGAGTGAAGCACTCATTATTTGCGAATATGCTACTACTGACCTCGTGAATAAACCTAAAATCGATGAGCCTTTTGATTTCGTCATTGAAAGAGCAGCATGTATTGCAATGCGAATATTCATGCATTATGGGCTCTCAGATGTTGCACTGGAACTAGTGGACAAGATAAAGTGTCGAGGACCCATATTTAGCGCCCTATTAAAAAGAAAGTTGGAAGAAGAATTTCCTAATGTTTAGTATGTTTACAGAGACAAAGATTAGTCTTTTAAAACAGATAAGGTTTAGGTTTAAGTGACTACTTTCAATCCTTTATTCTTTCAAATTCAATCACCCACACAAACGGGTTTGATTCGGCAGAATAGCCGCGTTTCGCATTGATCTCGTCCCAGCCCTCGAAGAATGCATTGATGTCTTCGTAGCCTTCTTTGCGGGCGTCTGCTGGCCTGATGTTGCAGACGCGTTCGAGCCGGACATCTTTAATTTCGAGTGTCAGTCGAGAGTAGGATTTCGGCATAAACAGAGGCGATTTCCATTTGTAGCCATACTCTTCACGAATTTCGTCACCTTCTGCATCAACGCCTGCACGGTATGAAATCCCGTTTCGCATCGGATACTTCATGCAATCCACCATCAGCAGCTTTGGCTTTCCTGGAAGAACATAGTGGTCGCTGTCGAGTTCTAGCCACGTCTCCCTAATCCAGAGCCGATCACCAGGTTGACCGTGCGGGCAGGTGACGTCTTTGTATTTCCTGTATGGCCCAGCATCAGTCCAGCAGCGCCAGAAGTATTCCCCGGTCTCACGATCGATTAGATGCTCGATCTCGTCGTAGGCCTCGAAGCCTTTGGCAACTCGCCGCGTGTGCGTTTTCAGACCGTCGATGATGTTGTTGATTGATCTGCCGTGGCAGATGAGTCCTCGCTCTTTCATGAATACATCTCCATCAGTTGCTTACGGGTTTTGTGGTCTGGTAATGGTGCCTGTGAGAATTCCGGGAATTCATCGTAGATCTGCCCGCAAAGTTCACGGCCCGCTTCTTTCTTGTTCACGCCGCCCCACTGTTTGAAGAAGAAGGGAACGCCGTAATACTCGCAGTGATTCAAGACACCCAGAACCCAGGCCTCTCCTTTCAGTTTGAACCCAAGTCCATAGGTCCGCGCGTCTTCATACGGTGGAGAGAAGAACGTCAGGTTGACTGCGTTGTCCTTCTGCTTCTGCATCCATGGCAGACAATCCGTTGCGATTAGATTCAACATCCTGCTATCTTTCCCCTTTAAGTTAAGTTCGCCCTTACCAGTGCCTCAGCCGGATGAGGCGATACAGAATTTCCGCACCGTGCTACCTTTGCTGCTTTGGAAAGCTTTCGCCCGTCGTAGCCATAATCGATTTTGTAATCCGGAGGAAATCCCTGGGCTTTGAATAATTCGCGAGGTGTCAACATCCGCATCAGGATGTCATCAATTTGCCACAGGCTACGATTGATCGACACCAACCCCAGTGCCAACCGGTCTTTGGCCGTGATGGTCGGAGCCGGATCACGAAGGTCGTTCCATTGACCACCGCTGCCATAGTATTTGAACATGAAGGCCCTGACTTCTTTGAGATGGCATCCAACAGCAGCGTGATGCTGCCCTTGAGCCATCACAGTTCGCAGTGGTTCGTTGACGTCGAATGCCTGCTTGCCGCCGTGATTGTTCTTAATCATCGTCACGGCGGTCAGCATATTTTGCGTGCCACGCGCCGTGATAGTCGGAAATGGATGGGATGCCGGCACACCCACCATGCCACCGAAGTGCTTGGTAATAAATGCCGCGACCAGGGCAGATTTGTTTTCTGATGTAGTGGTTCCCAGCGGGGACGTGCATGCTGTTCCAACACCCTGTCCGTACATTCGGGAGATAAAAGCACCTACCACTGCATGCTTGCCAGATCCAACAACAGTTCCGAGCGGCTTTTGAATATCCAAGCAACGCGGACGCTGGCCGGATCGTTCGCCATATCCGACTTGAACTAAAGAGGGAGCAACCAGGGCATGACGGTTCTCAGAAGTTTGCGTTGCCATTGGTTCAAGGATAGATCGACCTCGGTGGCCATTGATGCTCTTTGGCCCGTAATAGCTGGTTAGGTAAGGTGCCACGACAGCAAACCCGTTCTTACCAGTGACCGTTGGTAGTGGCTCGTAAATTGACTGACCGCGAAACTGGTCTGAGGTGTGATTCACATTGATGATAAACGGCTCGTCCGTCTCAATCACAAACCGGCGTATTCCTTCCGCAATTCTCTTTTGTGTGTTTTCAGCCAGTGGACGAACAGCTGGTAGGTTGTATTTCTCCATGATCTGCTCCCTGGTATCAAAGATTGACGGCCATGGCTGAGTCCAGTCGATTACATCAGCTACTGGAATCCACTTCTTCAGGTTACAGACCCGATTCTCCCGCAACTCATTCCGAATAACTTTAGGAGATGCATGCGTGATCGATGGCCAGACAATTGGCTTCCCGTCACAGCGAGCCACGAGGAACAACCGCTTGCGAGTCGTCGGGGCCCCGTAGTCTGATGCGACCAACTCTCGCCATTCGACTTGATAGCCCAGGCCAGCCAGACATGCGGCTGTGTCTTCTTCTCCCAGGTTTTCCTGCATCTCTTCGATGATCTCAGCAGCCGGATCACACCCATCCTGCATGGCACCGACGAACGCGTTGAAGTGTTCGCCCTCACGCTCCTTGATTGCAGTATCATTCTCGGCAAGCGGCCCCCACTTTGTGATCTCTTCCACATTCTCCATGAAAACTACTGCTGGTCGGACGCGAGCCATCCAGTGTAAGACAACCCATGACAGCGCCCGGATCTTCTTTTCCTTCGGCTTGCTGCCCCTGGCTTTCGAATGATGAGTGCAGTCAGGACTGAACCAGGCACCTTTCACAGGCTTTCCTTCGCAAACCTCTTCAGGGTCCACCCGATAGATGTCTTCACAGTAGTGCCGGGAATCAGGATGGTTCTCAATGTGCATCGATATTGAATCGCGGTCATGGTTGATGGCAATGTGTGGACTGCGACCGATGGCCTTGGCAATTCCAGTGCTGGCCCCGCCGCCGCCGGCAAAGCCGTCAACAAAGATCCCATCATCTGGCAGTTCAATGTCGAACGGATTGACAAACCAAATGAACTTCTGCCGCGCTTTTACTTTTTTGCTTTTGGTTTTCGTGATCACCTTGATGCTGCCTTTCTAAGAGCTAACTCTCTAAATCCATCCCATCGCACGATTGCAAATCCACGCTGCCTGCCACCGTAACGGCCACGTGGATATGTTTTTGAAAATGCCTCACACCACATTTGAAAATCCTCATTTAGATTTCCATAACGGAACGTGATCGGGAATAATTCCATCACTCGTTCCATCAGAATAGGAGTACGCCCCCAGACACACTCGCTGTGATGCACGTTCTCGATCACTGCAAACCATCCTCCGAAAAAGAAATGCGGGTTGTAACCAACCCATAGTCGGCTGATTCTCATCACTGGTGCATGTCTGATTTCATCCAGATGCTTCCGTTGTGTTTCACGTTTCTCTTCGTTGACCTCATCCCAAGTGACCACATTTCTTTCACGTTGGTTGATAATTACATAAGCAACATCTGGCTCTGGATTGTGCCCCCAGAATTCGAGTGCGGAACGTGTCATGATTGCCACCATAATCAGTACCGCCTTCCCAAACGTCGCTGTCGTCGTTCTTCTTGTTTCATGATCCGGTAATCCGGCGTGTGCCCATGCGTGCCGCCTTCGTCTGGATCATCGTCGAAGATGGTCCCGCAGTGAGAGCAGCGGTACTCTCTCTGGCTGATTTGTTTTACGGTTTTTACACGACCGCATTTAATGCACTTAATTGGCACTGGTTTCTCCTTTCTGCTGTAAGTGTTTTGAGGCAACTTCAGTGAAGATCGCGACGATCTGCTTAGCTTCTGACGCATCTATCCATACACACCTCTGATCACAGAATATCTGGAGTTGCTGCTGGTGTGTTTGGTCCTTCATGAAAGGATGAAACGCATCATTCCAGTAGGGGTCTCTTTTGTCGTATGGCTCCCACCTCAGACCCCAGACAGCATCGTTGTCAAGAACCAACGCCGCCTTCCCTTGGGCACAATCGATTTCATATCGTGTGGTCAATTTAAGATTTGTTTGTGGCATCGATTCTCCTTTACCCTACGTTGATTGGTTTGATTGTAATTTCAGTGTGTGGTTCCTCGTCGCCAGCTGCTCTCCATTTCGTTGCAGTGACTTTGCAGACCTGTTTGTCATCAACCCAGATCTTTTCATTCAATGCATCCATGACTGCCTTCAGGAGGTTGTCAACGTCGTTTCGCTGAACATGGAGATACCGGGGCATCGGCTTCGTCTTCCAGCGTTTATTGCTTTGTCGAGGAAAGACGAAGACCACTTCAAGGGCGATTGGCCCTCCATCTGGTTTACCCTGATACGCTTCCAATGCTGACAACCGAATGGCTTTCTTGTAGTCGGTGACCGGGTGTTTTTCTGGCGTGTAGTTGCTGATGAAGCCCCCCATTCTTTTGAACTTCTGACGAGGCTGTGCTACCGGGGCACCTGGCACGCTAAACTTGACTGACTCCATTCGTTGCACTGGTCTGATTCTCCTGTTCTAAAGTGGTGTCAAATATTCCAAAAATTATTCCGATGTTGGGTGGGTAACTGCTGTTAACCAGTCATTGTTTATTCACAGAGCCCATAGCTACTGCTACACATTCCGGCCGCCGCTTCCACTTCAACCAATGGCAGCATTGGTTGTTTTCCACCGTAGGCTGTTTTAGACCACTTCACGACGTCGTCGATCCAGTTGATTTCCATCCCTGGAACACATGGTGCAAAGAACGTTCGCCCGACGTTTTCTTCATACTGCCTGACCTTGTCGATCATTTCGGGGAAGCGGGCAGCCCACTCGCGAATATCGGCTTTATTGGAATTGATACAGGGAGCGCAGCCGACTCGATTGAAACCCATTGAATAAAGCGGGTTAACTTTTTCTCCCGACTTTTTGAGAACAGAAAAGCACTCTTGTTTCGTCCAGCAGCGGATCGGATAGTTCACCCAGCAGTCAAAGTATTCATCCCATTTTCGATCAGGTGTTTTCTTTCTGGCATCCGATTCATCGCATCTCAAACCGACATATCGTTCAAATTCAATCCCTTTGTCGACTAGGTTTTCACGCATCCATCTTTTTTGCGGAATTAGCTTCAGGTGTTCTGTGCAGAATTGGGCCTTGCGAGATGGGAAACGTTGCTTAATGTAAGCCAGTCGATCGAATGTCATTACGTCATCTTCATTAAACTCTTGCCGTCGATCTCGGGTAATGCCTGGCTTTGTTCCCCGATTTTCAAGATCTCGAATCAATGGTGTAACTTGTACAATCGGGAAGACCGTTTTGCTGAATTCACTGATGAACTCAGTTGTCATCCAATGTTCGTGTCCGCCAACGTCAGAATTTACAGCGATAACGTTCTCATCGCCGAATTTTTGTCGGACCCACCACAAGCACGCTTGGCTGTCCACACCGCCCGAAAAACCTACAACATGTTTCATCCGTCTTTCCCTTATCAGTCGTCCTGCTTGCTCATATTTCTGGCCCTTTGCGAAAGCATTGCCGCATCAGACCAGGTGAAGTTCATACTCTCATCTGCAGCGTACTGTCTGAGAATGCGCTGCAGTTCGGAGGTGCTGGCATTGTCGTAGGCGAAGCAGAACCGCTCTGCCCCTTTGACCAAAACTAAGATATTCATTTTCATGCCAGCACCTCTGATGCTTCCTGTGGGTTACTCGATGGCCGTGTGCTCAGCTGCTCCGCAGTGAGGGCAGTGTGGTTTCTCTGGATTGTCTTTGTCGAATGCATACATCAAATCGCAGTTCACACACTTGAAGAAGTCGCAGTCGAGACTCTTGTCCATACCTTTCAGGTGTTCGTCGATCTCTGTTCCGGCAAGGCTGTCCGCGACGTCACAGGTTTCGATGAATCGTGACAATTGGTTGAAGATCGCTGCGTCGCGCGAAGAACTCGCGTGGCCTTCAATACTCAATGTGTTCGAGTACATGTAAGGCGTTTCTTCGTCCTGAATATCAATGCTGGAGATCCAGCCACTATCTATGTCTGCATAGACACGAACAAGGCACTTGATCTTTTCCTGGTCGATGATCTTGACCTCTTCGAAGTTGCGAACGACTACGCCTAGTTCATTCGAATCAGGGCAGTCGAAGTAGCCGAGCAGTTCGTTGCCGGTTTCGTTCTCACATTCCAGGCACTGATCGTTGTCGCCATCCTGCGGCCACTTGTGGTCACACTCGCAGCACCACCATTCAAGGTCCTGATTCGGCATCTTGATGGTGTCAGGTTCTTCTTCAGTGGCTTCGGCTTCGACCTCGACAGGTTCGTCGTCGTCATCTTCGTCTTCGCAGGGAACTGGGTTCTCTCTGCGCCATGCTTCGAGTGCATCCTCAATCTTTGTTGCACCACCTTTTGCAACTCCGGTGATTCCGTCATGCCATTTGAATTTTCCAATGTTGGCATTTCGAATTCGTTCTTCGAGGTCTGCGATAAAGTGAATTCCAGAATCCACCAGCTTGTCAGTCATGGTCTCTGTCAACCCGAGATCATGGACGGCAGCTTTCTTTGCAGGATCTTCCTGCTTTTGCTTTTTGAGTTCATTCGCCACCGTAGCCAGGGCAGGGGTGCCGTGTGGTCGGTTCTTACCGTCCTCAACGTCGGGGTGAGGTTCATCGTTAAAAGGCAGCTTCGGTTGATATGCTCCCCCTTCGCTGATCACGGAGAGCTTGTTGCAGAGGTCAGCCTGCTCTTCCAGCAATCCGTCAAGGTCGCTTTTCGCTTCTTTGAGATCGTCCTTTAATGAGTCAACGAGGTTCTGGGCTTCTCGGACTCTCGGGTTCAGGTCAATCAACTCAGCGTCGATTTCCAGCATCCGCTTTTGAAGCAGCGTGAGACATGGCTCTACTGGTGCGGCTGGTTCTGCGGGCTTCACTTCCTCAGTAGCAGGTTCAGCATCCTGCTGGTCACCCTGTTCGATGAATTCCTCAGCGGCTTTGTCTCGTGTTTGGACGAATGCAGTTCGCCATGCGACGTATCGCTCCTGAGCAAACATCTCGCGAAAGTTATTGTCGCGGAACTGCATGCCTTTGGTGTTGGCTGCCTGGACACCGAGCTGCATTGCCTCTTCCATATCTTTATCGTCTGGGCAGTCGGACGGTGTCTCAGGAGTGATCAAGCTATCAACCACTGAATCGAATTCCGGGAACTCTTCCAGGAAGCACTCATCCGCATAGATCGCTTCCTGAACCCAGGTGAAGACGTGGGCTTTTTCTTCGTCACTCAGGTCATTAGCATCTGCAAGAGAGATCTCAATGCCCCAATAGCCTTTTGCCTCTTCGTATAGCCACTGGCCAAAGTCGGTGCCGTCCTTGATCACGTCTTCAAAGGTTGGCTTTTCTGCTGCTTTACTCATTTTGTTCTCCGATTTGAAAATTAAAAAAGTGATTTTTGTTTTGACTGGCCCGGAAGAGTCATCGTCTCCGGGTTGAAAATTGGTAGCTTCTGTTTGTTGTGCAGTCTGATCCACTCGCCCTTTGAACCGTTGCAGAGGACTGTCACCACTTTGTCACTCAACGCGTTCCCGTTTGCGGTTCTGAATTGACCTTCATTCAGTACGTCTACGAATCCCGCATCCTTACAGATGCAACCCGGATCACACTTGCGTACAGCAGGCGGCTTTCTTCTTTGGAATGGTTTCATGTCACCCCCTCAAATGCTTCATCAAGAATTTTGTTGAAAACGTTGGACTGCTTATCATGCTCCTCCATTTCTTTCAGCGCTTTGTCTTCTTCCGGCATTGATACCTGAATGTCTCCGGTTTCGATTTTGTGCCGGAACAAAGCGCCGGGGTTGTCAGCACTCCGACAATGGACAGCGATTGACCAGACGATCAATCGGGCGGGGTCCGTGTTCTTCGCAAACCCAAGATCAACAGCCCGCTTGAACAAGCTATCAATCTCTTCCGGATTTCTGAGCATCTCCGGATCTACGTGGCAGTTCCAACGCTTGCCTTTTCGCTTCGTTGTTTTCGCGATACCGAAATCCTGCGTGATTTTGTTGGCTGGTTTTTTCTTTTCCAATGGTAGACCTGAAGGACAGTAACCACGGGGGAACCCATCAACAGGCTGCCGTCGTTTTGGTCGTTCCGTTTGTGACTGGCGACGTTCCAGATTCGCAGCTCGCCGTTGCTCCTGCTTTCGATCCAACTCTTTATCGGCATCAACCCCAGACTCAGCTTTCAGACGAGCAGCTGCCATGTCCTGAGTCGTGATTGGAACGGCATCAAAGACCATTGACCAGTTGATTCGATAATGATTGTTTTTGCCTTTACCACCGCTCTCACGAAGCAGCCAGCCCTGTTCACAAGCCATTTGAATGTGCCTGCCGACTGATCGAACTGAAGCACCGATCTGCTCTGCCAGTCCCGCATAAGATGGCCAGCAGTCACGGTTGTTCCTCAAGTGTCGATCGATGGCGAACAACAGATTCTTAATCCGATAATCGGCCTGCAGCTTTTCGAGCAGTTCGATCTTGAGAATCCGATTGACTTCGAGCTTTTCAAAGTCGAGATGTTTCTGTCTTGCTGATGGCTTGTGCTTTGGCATCCTGCATCGTTCCGTCTGCTAAGGTCTTTGAATTTCCGTAAACTCAATAAAGGCGGCGTGGGGGAATCGAACCCCCGGCAGAATGCTTGGCCATCCTTGCCCACCGTGAACCGCTGGGTGCTCCATAGGTTGGGGTATGAGCCCGTTATGCAGCACCGACCGCCCGTTATGGGGCTACCAGCTGCTCGATTGCGATGCTGGCCTGTTCCTTCCACATGTTGTACATGTCCTCGTTGATCTGATTTGCATCGAGCGATTCATCCAGACGAGTGATGAAGTCCGTCAGCTGCTGTCTATCACCTGAGTTAACCGCCGACTGAATGGCACCGTGCAACTGCTTTTCAGTCAGTGGTTTTCGAGATCGCTTTTTGCTCTGCGTCGGTTCAGGCGGTGCCGTTGTTGTGGGGGCAGCGTTCTGGGCTCCCATCTTGTCAGCGAGTTCCTGAGATCGGGATTGGGGTTGACTGAATTCATTGTGATGTTGCGGTTCAACATCGAAGGTAAGTCGTGGGCCATCAGGATCTGCATCGTAGACATGATCGGTCGGGAGAGTTCCTGTTTCGATGGCATCCTCATAAGCCGATGCTTTCTCTACACCTGGGCCCATTGGCGCAAACTTGCGAAGAATGCGAATCGCAGTCTTTGCCCACATCGGATCTTCCCAGAGCTTCCATGGAGACTTGTAGCCGCCACTGGATGGACTGGCCCTTTTGTGCTTCAGAACCTCGCCCTGCGTCAGCACTACAAAATCTGAGCTACCGTCTTGTAGTTTGTACATTGCCCAGGCAGCGATCAGGTCACCGCGATCATCCTTTAATGGTGGTATGTGTCTGAGATAGGCATCAGTTCCGAACTCAAACTCAAACAGATCGCCTTCACGCACGGCACCAGCAGACACGCTCTGCAGCTTTGGGTTTTGGTGCATCAGTTTCGTGTACCCTTTGTAGTCGGGGATAAACTGACATGTGAAGCAACTGTTGTTCTTGTCTTCATAGGGCACCAGGTGACCATCGTATCCATTCGGCTCCAGTCCAATGGCTGAAGAATTCATCAGAGCCAACCCGATGGATTGAACGCTGCATAACAAAAGCTTGGGATTGTTCTGCGCGGCATTTAATGCAAAACGGATCATGGTTTCTGGGGTGATCGACTTCGGCAAAATCAATGCCATGCTATCTGCACCGGCAGTGAGTGATCGCTTTAGATCGTTTAGTTTTTCTTTGCTAACGACGAGTTGATTCATTTGATTGCTTCTCCTTTTTAATTGAGTTCAGAAATATAATTAACGTTGTTTGTTACTCAGGAACCTTGACCGCCCGCGCGTCGATGCGGGGCTTGCGTTCCACGGTGTAAGAACAGCCCTGAATCTCTTTACGGCGAACCATCTTCTTGCCACCGGCCAGGATGCCAGCAGAACGATTGCCGAGTTCTTTCAGCACGAACGCCTTCAGGGCCTTGCGTTCTTCCTGAATCTGTTTTTCGTCATCGCCCAGCAGTTCGTAGCGGTTCCAGGCTTTGCAGGCTTCCTTGCTGAGTTCGATGACCGAATCTTTTTCAACGTCGCGATACAACCGTTTGACGGTGTCAGCAACGGAAGGGTTTTCCCAATTCGGTTCCGGCTCATCGAAGTTCTGAATTCGTTCCCACATTTCCGACAGGCCAGCAACCAGACCTTCGATCAGCGTTTCGTTTCGATGGACCTTGTATTGATACAGTCGGCGGTCTACGAGGATGGCGAAGTTGACGACTTCCCACCCCATGACGAACATCTGCTGCTGCCCCTGGATGACGTAGCTGTCAGGGATGAAGTCGGTCCCCTCTTCGCCCATCTCTTTTGCCAGACGCCAGTGCATCGACTTCAGCTCCAGTCCTTCCTTGGGGCTGAGTTTTGCATCGGGCGTTGCCAGAATGAACGGATAATCGGGATGCCGATACATCGGGCAGGGGTGCTGCAGAATCTTCCGATTGTTTTTCCTTTCCCAATATTTAGCAGTGAGGTATTCAACCTCTTTGCCGTACCACATGTCATCGTTTTCGAAGTCTTCCTGCAGGGTGCCGATCTTGCGGTGAAACAGCTTGTACCGCCCACCATATTGTGACAGCTCAAGGGCATCCGCAGATTCACTGGCACCGATGCCGGTCATGCGCGCGGCTTCCCATTCGGGTGTATCTGGATCTGCGACCTTGATAGGTTCATAAGTAGCGGTTGACATTATTAAACTCCTCGCATTCCGTATTGGTTATGGCAGGCCACTCGATCCGATAGGCGGTGGCTTTGCCTGGTAGTTTTTCGACTTCTAAAAATCCTGCACTCTCTGCTTCGCGAATTGCCTTGCGGGCCTTGTGTTCTGAGCAGCCCATCAAACGCGACAGGTCAGGCAGGGAAGGGCAGCAGAAGTCATCCGATCCGGCGATTTCATCCAACACGACCATCAACACTTTGGCATCCGTAGACAGCGGTAAGCCGACAAGCTGGCGTCGTTTGGTTTCAACAAATGGGAGTGACTTCTGCTGCATGGTCTGCTTCCTTACTTTGTAAATGCCATGAACTCGCCAGCGATCTTCAGACACTGACTAACTTTTTCGAGGTCCAAGACTTCATCCGTCCGGACCTGAGTTTCCATGTCGATCCAGTAGTTCATGGCTGACAACGCTTGGCTGTCGATCTTCGGAAGTTCTTCAGCGAGATTGTCAGGCCCCAGGCCGCCAGCCCACCCTGTTTGGATATCAGTTCTGGCCTTAGGCCATTCATTGGGCACTACACCAGCGCCATGTGAGCGATCAAACAACCCGCAGACGGCAAAACGACGTTCCGCAGCTTCATATAACCAGTAATTCACTCCATCCAGCTGGAAGATGATTGTCGGGTCCCATCCAAAACAGTTGCGTTCAATTTTACAAAACGCGTTCAGGATTTTTTCAGAACAGTCTGGCCCCTGCTTTTCGCCGTGAAAGTTCAGCTGAACACGCTGAAACACAAACATCGAATTACCAAGATGGTCATGCAGATATGAACGTCCGCTGGTCACTTCTCTTAAATGTCCACCACAAAGGTGAAGGCTTAAATTGATATTGAGACCAGATTCAACCTTCGCTTCTGCTAGTTCATGAATCCAGTTGTACGACGGGAACCGCTGGCCGGTACTTGTTCCGATCAAAATCCCCCATTCAACAAACGGGAATTCTTTCGACAGTTCGATCAGGTCTTGGACGTTGGTTCTGTCATCCGCACCTGTGATAGTTACGCAATTTAGTGGCATTACTTTCTCCTTTTGCTTGAGGTATGTTTTTAGTGGTTTAGCCTGCTTGGGTTATTCGAGCCCGTCCTTATCCCAGTCGCACACTGGGCATATGAGTTTTCGGTCAACACAGTTTTCCGACACAGGAAGGTGCAGGTAACAGCCCTGCAATTTCACGGTCGCGGTATGGAAGCTTTGACCACTCCTCGTAGGTCCGCAGCCCGCTAAACATCTGGGTTCCAATCAACGTGTACTTGGCAATGAAGCCAAGCATTTCATCGAAGGTCAGGTGACTTATGAAACAGTCGCCTCTTGTAATCAGGTAGTGCCCATCAACCTCTTCGATGTGCAGTTCGTATTCGAGAACCCTGCCTGATCGCTTTACACAGCGGTCTTCAGACAACCCGACAAACCAATCCCGGATAAAACATCTAGCGACCCTGCCAAGCATTTCATCCCACGGGAGGCCGTCTACAACGGTGCTATTTACAATAAGTTCGTATTCTGTATTTCCATGAATCCGTTTCTTTCGAATGGTCATCTTGCTCACGACTCGTCTCCTTTCTGTTCCCTAGGTACGAATGAGTTGCTTCTGTAGGTCTGCTTGATCGCCTTACATCGCTTCGAACAAAACCGAGCCCATCCGCGATTGCGGTCAGCAACACGAGCAACAAACTCGTGTTTGCATCGCTCACACTTCACAACTACGGTTTTGCCTCTCATTCGAATTTCTTTCTGATTTCAGTTATCAATCACAACCATCGCGACGTCAGCGTTCGTTCCCTCACTCTTGAAGGAGCCAGGGGGCAGGAAACGAACATCGCAATTGGCAAAACGTTTCTTTTGTTTCACGCCCCAGTAACAGAGTGAGACCAGACGACCACCGGGAGCCAGCATTGTCAGTGCATACTCAATGTGCCTGATGTCTGCACCATGCTTGAAAGGCGGGTTCATCAGAATGCCGTCGAAGTAACAGACCATTCCGACAGTGCCGAGAAAGTCTCTCTGCAAGATGGTGATACTGTTGTCGTTCTCTGTGAGCAGATACAGTTCACGGCAGCAGCCCGGAGAGATTTCAACAAGCGTGATTTCTGTTTCTGGATTGGCTTCGCGATAGGGAACGTAAAGCCTTCCCAGCCCTGCAGACGGCTCCAGAACTCTACGACGCATACCCAACTCCTGCACCATGATGTCGGCGATCTCTTCCGGTGTCTGGAACAGGTTGAAAGAAGAGATGGCACGCGGTGCCTGGTCTTCCTGGGCCAGCCGATGGAAGCGGCTGCACTCAGAGGCAAGCTGCTCTCCTTTGAACTCAGTGTGCTCCTGCAGTCTCTTCAGTCGAAGATTTCCGGTTTGGCGTGAGTGGCTCATGCGGTCACCTCAGACAGCGCTTCGCTGTTCTGCGGTTTCTCACAGCCCAGGTTGTCCCAGTCGAGCGGCAACGGCTTCTGCGGTTTGTCAGTTAGGATCACGATTCGTTGCGGTGTGTATGCAGCATAACCACCAGAATCGGCTGTGCGCAACTTGCAGACTGCAGGCCCGAGAGCAGCGTCATATTCCTGACCGTGCTGTGACCACATGTTGCTCGACTTGCGAGCGATGATGCCGCCGAAGTTGTGGAATGTTCTGGTCTCGGCTGTCGAGTAATCACCCCGCGATCTTGCACTGTATTTAGCCTGGGTCATCCGACAGACTTCAGCCGGTTCAAATTTACCAGCCTGATATGACCCTTCCGGATGCGCTTTGTCGTACTTCTTCCGGGCTTTGTCGTTCAAGATGCCCTGCAGGCGCTCAGCATCTTCATCAGTCGGATTGAGCAGCTTGACTGATTTTGGCTTGCTGGCTTTCGCTTTAGCCTTCCGCTCTGCCTGCTGCTGTTTGAACACCTCACGCTCTTGATCAGTGGGAGCCCGATAGGAATCTTTACCAAGCCGCGTTACATCGATTCGCTGCTCAGCAACAGGTCGCGGATTGTCTTCACCGAATGGCTTGCCATCGTTGTCATAATTGTTGTCTGACCGTGCCGACACCACGACGCTGGTGACTCTCTTTGTGACGGGGCTTCGATTGACTTTCACGATCTGATACCAATCTCCATTGCCCTCTGTATAGCGAAGCCGTCTCCCTTGACGCTTATCCGGGAAGATCCAGCCGCCCGGTTCCATTTCGACTTCACCAGCCTGACCGCCTTCATTGGCCAGCATCGCGTTCTCATAACTCATACGCAGTTCGTAGTGAGCAGTCCAACGCGACCAGCTGCTGCCTGGTTCATTAACGTCTGGTAGTGAAAGATAAAGTGCAGCAGCTTCGTGGCCTGTGATGGGACGATCATCAATGCCTTCGTATGGTTGCAATAATGAATAGAGTGTTGCCTTGCGCCCTGTCTCAGGGTGTGCGAATTCTTGCCAGCCAGAGGCGTTACCAGCCAGAGCAATCGCCCACTTCAACGCTTTCTCAGGGTCATCACATCCGGCTACTTTCTGCCAGTTTTCACGACACTTGGAAAGCAGTTCGATAACCTTGAGATGCTTCCGTTGATCAGCCTCCAACTTCTTAATCCGGCCCCGACGAACTTCAGGACGTGCTTTATAAAGAGCGTGTGAAATCACGCCGGCAGTACGCCGTTGCCAGTATTCAGCCTTCGACCACTGGGAGACTGCCTTCACGCGCTGTTTATCAAGACGTGCTGCCTGTCGTTCGGCCCGCTGCTGATTCTGATGACCGAAGGCAGAGGGACCGGCTTCGAACGTGTCAGCGTGGTCGTGAGCCTCAGTTCGTCGCTTGTCGCGATAACACCCGAATCGCTCAGCCCGGTCGGCAGAACGTTCAAGTGGCGAATAGTCTTCGTCTTCGATTTCACCAGCGAGGCGAAGCGCCCAGTCTTCGGCCTTCGGTGTCCATCTCGGGCAAACAAAACATTCCTGCTTCGCCGCCCATCTGTAACCAGCCTTTTTGAATTCGGCATACTCTTCGCCGAGTTCGTCATCAAGTCGGTCCCCTGGATAGATTCTGAGTTTGTTGTCTTCAGGGGAATAGGTTGCTGTGTGGTTCATTGTAACTCTCCAAGAAAGGCACCCATCCGTGGGCGCACTGAGTCCGCAATCCGTGCGGGTTAAGCGATAGATACGGTGTAGATGGCGTTGCCGTCTTCAATTCGATTCAGTGTGAGGGTTGCCCCGATCAGATCGACTGAAACAGGAAGAGCATCGCCCATCACTTCGATTGAAATTTCATCCGGCAGAGTGACTTCCGGTTTATCGAAGTTGACGGAACCGCAGGGAGCATCAACAGGGGAAGCAATCGAAGATTCAACAAGGGCTGTCTCCAATTCGCGGGATACGAAGTCAACGTCCTGTTTTAGTTCGCAAGCAAGAACGATATTTGGTTTCAGACCTTTCAGAACCTCGAAGGTCTGTGCAACTGATAGCTGACGTTTGGCGTCTTTCAGCTCGCTATTCACAACCCCTTTAATAGCAGGATCGCATTTAGCAAGGCGACCTTCGCAGTGGGCGACTGCCCGTTTGTGAACGCCAACCGTATAATCCTTATAACCATCAATGATTGTCTTGAATTGGTCAGACAGGGTTTGTGAGTTGCTGGTCGATTGCTCTACAGGTAAACTGATCACTGAAAGCTCCTTTTTCTAAAAGGTGTTTTTGAGTTAGAGGGCTGGCAGTCTGATTGGCGTTAGGTGCCAGCCCTCGTTTGTTGTGTTATATTTTACAAATCGTGAAATAAAAGTAAATCGCTATTCTGTAAAATAATCCACAAAATGTGAAATTAACTATTTCTCAGGAAAGAAGGTTCGGACAGAGATTCCGAAGATAGAAGCGAGCGTTGGTACCAGGTCAAGGGGGATTGCACGATCGCCGCTCAAGTAAGAATAGACGGCGTTGCGTGATACATTGTGCCCTGCCTGATTCAACCGCTGCTGTAGTTCGTCAGCTGTGATTCCTTTACGGTCTGCCAGTTCACGCAGGCGAATAGCACAGCGCCCCTGGTAGGTGGAATCATCAATTTCTTTTCGGGCACGTCCCATTTTTGATTTCGCTCTTTTTTTGGCGGTTGAAGAAACAGCCATAGTCTAACCTCCTGTCGGCATTTCTGCCAATGATTCTGTGTTTTCGACTTGATCACGTGAGATCTGGAAGTCTCGTGGGCCGTCAAATCCGATGCGACTCCTACCATTCTTACATTCAAGCATTTTGAGAGTAAGTTGCTTACCTGTCTCCCTGTCGGTGATGGTCACTGATTCGTTGGTCCGTCGAGTTAATACCAGCATGGCGATTCCTTTCGCAAAGTAATCCGTATTTCCATAAAACAAAAAAGATGCCGCCTGTCACAGCGGCAATGAAATTGAAGTCACCCATCGATCGAGAAATCCTGATTGTCCTGGAAGACCACTTCCAGATTGACTTCCCCCTCACCAACTCCGACAACACCGACCATCACGCCGCCCACATTCAGCGATTGACCAGGCGTGAGCTGCACGATCTCTGTTCGCTTCTCCGGCACCAGCTTGATTGACCGGGCTGCGTTCTCGCCTCGGGTAATCCAGCCTTTGCGCTCCAATGCCTTGAGATGACACATCACACCGTTCGGTGATTTGATGCCCAAAGCATCTCCGATATTACGGACTGTCGGGGCTAACCGGTTTTCCGAGATCTCTTTTCGGACGAATTCGTAAACCGCCTTTTGACGATCGGTCAGCTTCTGTCGTTCCTGTTTTTCTTCCACCATTTTTGTGATCAT